TAGAATAGCTGCTAATAAGGGTGTTGTAATAACTAATACAATGAGAATGACAACCAACACCAATCCCCAATTAAGAAGCCCTAGACATAATAAACCTAATAATAACCAAAACATGTTATCCCTCCATCTTCTCAAGAATACTTCTGAATTTAACTTGTTCATCATTATACAAACAGTACACCGCACATCTGTATTTTGAAAGCTCATTATTCAATTCACTGTTCTCAGTGATAAGGGTTGTGTTACTAACACAAAGTTGTATAACATTCCTACTTAGTTGTGAGTTTTCAGCCATTGTAGTGTATGTAAAAACACCCATTGATAGAACAAACAATATAAGTACAGATATAATTATAATTTCAAGTGTCATGTTTCTCTCCTTTTAGTAAGTCAGCAATACAAACATTAACACAGCTCAATTGTTCTTCAAGCTCTGTAATGTATTGTGCCACAGCTTGATTCACTTCATTCTGATTTTCTATAATTGATAGGACATTCTCAGATGTCTTACAATCAACATCCACCATCTTGACAAGCATTTCTCGATGTTCTTTTACTAGGCTGTATAGATGAATAACAAGACCTAGTAGTGTCACAATACAAATTAACATTAGGGTTTCCATTATTTATCTCCTTTGAAATTACTAAGTTCTAGAACTTTATCTTCTAAGTCTTTCTGCATTTTATCAATTTGAGACTGAATGCTATCAGCCTGTCTTTTATAACAATCTTGAATAATGCTATCATCCACAGTAGCTCCCCATTGTAGAGCTGTTTCAATATGATAGTGGTGTAAGTATAAAGGATTATTTGCATAGATACGCTTCACTTTCTCTGTGTAGTAATTAGCAAGTTCTTCCTTTGTTTTAATAAACTCTACATTCTCCTTACTTCCAGAACCATCATAATACTGATGCATCTTATATGTCAGACTACCATCACTTCTACCAAACAGAGAAATAAGTTTAATATCCATATCGTAATACCCCTCTGGACATTTTATTTGCTCCATAAATAACTTAGGAGGATAAATACCGTAATCTCCTTGACTTACGATATACTTAATATTACCTGCCATAACATCACATAACAAGTCAAAAGCACCCTCATCTAGTTGTTTGGACAATGTATCATGAAGACGTTTTGTAGAATTGAAAGCTTTAGTGTAAGCTTTACGTTCCTTATCTAGTCTACTAATATCATCTGATATTTGCTTTTCTTTGTTCTTCAATGCTGTAATAGAAGCTTCAAGTTTCTTCTCTTCCTTATTCTTCCAAGTTTCTACAGGATTGTCGTGTAAGCTCTTTGTGACAAATCGTTCACCACTAGGAATCTCATCTCCTGCTTTGCTGACAAACACTTCTTGCACAATCCACTCTGTATTATTGAGTTGTCCTACAACAACTACTTTACGTCCATCTGATAAATATTTTTGTTCCATATTATCCTCCTTTAAATTTCTTAATAATCTTCTTGAGTTTATACATCAGTGTCTCCTTATTACGCTCTGGAGTTATTGTTTCATATTGCCACTTTCCATCAACCTTCTTTGTAGCTACTTGTAAAATCATATTATCCGTCTTAGATGTATAGACAGCTTTGCGAGCCTTTGTATGTAGCATAAAGAGTCCACCATCTTTCTTGATATTAGTCATGAAGTTAGGTGCTGATGATATCTCATCTCCTGTGTCCTTGTCAATGAAACGATAACGAATGTTGTAATTTGCCATTATTCCTCCTCTTTCCACACAACATCATAATTCCCAATACTATCACTAAGCTTACGAACAGACTGGTAATATGTCTCTGTGCAAACTAGGAAGAATATTCCCTCACTATTCATAACAACCATATTGTTCGTAGAAGGATTGTATTTAACTCCATTCTGGTGTATTTCAAATTTCTTTTTCATGTTAGTTCTCCTTTAAATTTTATTCCAATATTTATTACCGCGTTTGTAAGCTTCCCATTTACGTTTATTCTTACCACATTTTATAGTGAAACTAAGTTTTACATAGAACTCATTTGAGCACAACACTTGTATTGATTTTACAGTATGATCTGCAGCTGCTTTAACTTCTAATAGAGATTGTATAACCTCTTCTATCTTACCTTGTACACCAATGTTTTCGTTAGCAAAATTAAACATTATTTCTCCTTTAAATTAATAAGAAAGCTCAATATGAGCAGACAAAACAGATAGTATATGAAGTTTTATTGTGTGTCAAGCGTCATCATTTACTTTGTAAACAATTTACTTCAATCCTGCACATAACAAAAGCACTTCCTCTTTCCTGTCAATGCTAATACTCTCTCGTCTGAAGCCTTCGCAGTCTATTAAGCCTGTTTTGTGTAGGGCTTTGATAGCGCTCTCCACTGATAACACCTTAGTGCCAGAGCCTTCAAAGATTCTTGTTGAGAGGATTTTGTAGCCTAGCTCTTTTAAGTTCTTACGGTGGGTTGTAAGACGGTTGTTGAGCTTGTTTGTGATGCCATATCCTAGGATTGTACCAGAGTCTGTTTGGATTTCTAAGAGGTATAAAGAGCCTTGTTTGGTTTTGTCATAGCCTGTTAGTGGTGGGTTGCATTTTAGGCAGTGACAGCCTGTCTTATTTAAGTCACTGGAGTTTCGAGAGTACACCCCGTGAGTATTACACAAGAAAACAGAATACCATGCCTCCTTCTTCCTATAAGCTCCAATTACTTCAACCCCACTCAGTTTCTGTATGTTCAATTTAGTTTTGGTTATTTCAACAATATGATCTCCTGTAATACGTTTACTTACCGATGAGCAGTAACAAGGTATTTGCCCACTAAAAAGAGAAGCAGAGTTAATTTCAAACAAACTTTCAAAACCTCTGTTTTCGCATATCTTACAGTAAAAACCACACACCACGTTAAAACCTGTCTTCTTGCCACTATCCCAAACGATGTAATTAGAATTATCTTTATTATACATGGCAATTCTTTCTTCTGCTGAAAATGTTTTACCTCGATTACCTTTACCACTAAAGAAGTCGTATATAGAATATACTTCATACTCAGTAAGTGACTTGTTACAAAACAGTTTTACTGGTGTACTGTTAAGTGACGACACCCTATTACCAAACCCAACAAATTCAATGTCAAGATTCTCATCTATAATTTTACGTTTAATTCTAATCTCGTATTGCGGTAAAGTCCAATAGAACTTTTTAGCACAACCACAAGGAAGACTCCCTTTTTCACAACTCCCATATGCAGTTTCAAAAACACCATCTCCAAATAATTCAGGGTCTTTTGCGCAAACACTACACTTAACCTTAACATAACCATACTTATCACCGCCATCCACCACAACAAGCTTAGCGTCATTGAACGTCTTCCCAATATGTGACCTACAGTATTTCCCCATTCTTTTGTTCTCCTAACTCAGTCTAATAAATTCTTTAAAGAAACATTCTTAGCCCTCGGACGTTGTTGATTAACTTTATCCAGTACAACACGATATGTTGCAACTTCTTTATGGTAACGTCTGAAAGCATCTGCCATTTCTTCGTCAACAAGTTCTTCAATGAGAGTGTTATCACCATCATCTTTTAACTCAATATCTTTCAGTGAAAGTCTGTTTATTATAAACCAATCATAAACAATTTCATCAAACTGTACAGGGTAATGATCTACGTTTGAACTTTTCTTGTCTATTTTCAATCCTGTTTCTGCACATTTTACCTTACCGAGTCTGTCAGCATTCTGCCTGAAGTAGTTTATCTTATACCACATAGTGTCTTCTCTAACAATATGTCGTAAAGCTTCTTTAACTCTTGATTCCTTACCAACTGGACTTATTGCCTTGTAATAACTAAAATCAGTTGTAGTACCATCTTCACGTTTTATGTAGAAATGTAGATTCCTAGGATTTATCTCACATTGCTGCACACCAATCTTGTATTTACCGCAACCAACTTTCTGTTCGTAGTTATCGTGATTCTTCAGTATTGCATCAACTACATCTAATTTCTTACCTGTTAAATATTTATCAAGAGGTTGTGAGTGTAATATCTTTCGTACATAACTGATTATCTCAGCTTTTGTTTTAAACTTAACACCACCATATTCATATTTACTCATTATTCGCCTCCATCCCATTTGTTATCACGTTCACAATCCAAGTAATAACTTGCTTCATCAAAATAATTTAACACGTCAAAATCACCCAATACACTTTCTGAGCCTATTACATCATTTGGTGCGCACGAACTCACGGAAGTATTTATATAGTGCATTGTGGTGTGGTTCCTATTTTGAAGCTCGTGAACTAGACGTTCAAAGTTGTCAATTGTGGATTGAGCATCTGTACCAGAACCAAACTTACTGCCTGCATATGTCAATGAAACAATAGCCCACCGTACACTGTTGGCATAAGAATTATCTAAACCAAATAAATCAAGAAAATAAACAACCTCTTCCTCTATCCTATCACTAACCAATTTCGTTGCTTGCATTAGTGCAATAAATGATTCATTTGCTTTCTGTGGTTGCATCCAGTATGGACGAACAACACAGTTGTCCTCTTTCCTTAGTTGTGTCTTAATCTTGTTGAACATCTTGTCCTCAAGTAGTCTGTCTTCTTTGCTAAATGTTGTTGGGTAAAAAGTTCTAATAACATTACGGATTTGTTTGTTTGTTACTCCGTCATTACTTTGCGCAAGCTTGATTGTTTGTGCAAGAATTTCTTTTTCCTTTGTGTTCTTCACTACTTTGGATAAATTACGTTTACACCAATCTTCACTACAACCAATTGTTTGTGCAATATGTTTGTATGTGTGTCCTGCTTCTCTCATTTGTTGGGCTAGTTGTTTATCAACGACCATATACACTACTCCTTTCATACACTAAGTGTAATTTGTAAAAGTGTATTGTAGCATCCACTTTGCTTGAAGTCAACAATTATTTGTGTACATAGAATAAAACCCCATACCAATTAAGGTACAGGGTTTGTTATTAATCAAAATTCCACTCAAGCCTCAACAAAAAATTATTATTACTAGCCTTCTTGTAGGATACCCATATCCCCTTATCTGTAAGCATACTAATAACATCATCCAACGTATACGGAAAATTACATTGAATAACTTTAATAACTGTATTGTGCAGAAGGTTGTTAGCTTCCTCTTTAGCTTGTAATAGCTCTTTTACAATTGTTTGTGATTCGCTCATAAATTCTCCTCGTAATCTTTCATCTCCTTTGCAGTTACATACACAACTCGCTTAGAAAATGGAGTCATCTTAGTCAACTTTCCTTTATTAATACCTCGATTCGGTCTTTCAAACTCAGCACCAAACAGTCGCATACACCCATGTTGTCCTGTGTTATCATCCAACCATTCTGCCATATAAATACGAAAGTCGCTTGATATTGTGAATTGTGCCTTAATCTTCTCTAGTGCGATCTTACCATATGTTGTATCAGCAAATAAATCAGTTTCCATATCGCTCATAATTTCTCCTCAACCTAATATATCAATATAAGTGAACCCTTGCTTGCCATGATAAATATCGTATTCAATCCTACCATCTTCACCTAAGTAGAATTGATACTCATCATTAAATCCAATTAAAGCCTTCCCGTAGCCCTCTTGAACAAGTTTATCAACTAAAATCTTCAAGTCATTAAGGGTTGCTCCTTCACTCATCTTTACCTCCTTGTAATAACTCTATACCTGATAATGTTGTATGCTCAAACCCCACCTCACCACTGCCACCTGACTTCAACAAACTTTCCAGTTCTGGCAAATCTATGTCTAGTGTAATGAATGACTTTGAATTGACACCTTCATTATAATTGACGTAGTGTTTTTCTAGTATGAATCTAATCATTCTTTACCTCCTTGTAAAACAGCCAACACACGTTCTGTATTGTAATTAGCTTTAATAAGCTCAATATTCTCAGCAATGCTGCTAACAGCTCCCTCAGAATCATCTAACAATTGTCCCAATGTTCCATCAGGTTTCTTGTACATGTAATTTACGTTCATAATTTCTTTCCTTTCAAAGAGTTTCGTTTATCCATAATAAGCTTACCCAGAATGTTCTTACCTTTGCCAGTTTTTAAACACACTCCCCAAAACTTGTCATTCCACATATTGCCTTCTTGTATTAAACTATCTTCAGTTGCTAGTAGTTTGTCTTTGAAGAAAGGGTGGTTAAACTTTTGATCTATGCATTCTCGCATAACACCAACTTTAATATCATCCCAATTATCTACTAATGTGATGTTTCTACTAGCCTTCTTCACCTGTCCTGCAGAGAATGTGTTTTCACAATAGTCTTTCCATTTCTCATCATCACTTTTAGCTGACATGTATGCATGTTCTACAGAATAGAACATTCTACCATCTAATTCAATAGCAACTTGTGTGAAGTTACTAAGCCAACGAAACTCTCCTTGGAACTCTTTAATCATAAAATACCTCCTTTATCCTTGATTTAAACCACCTAGAATCGTTTTAAACTCGTAGGTAGTATGTTTGTATGTCCTAGCTTAGTTAAACGCCTTTTAGGGCTTTAAAATACACTAAACTAGTTTCCCTTGTTGTTTGTCACATCGACAGAACGAATATTAAAGGAATCGAAGATAAATGTCAACACAACCCTCTAAGATATTTGAAATCTATTGACAAAACCTCAATAATATGTTATAATAGACATCTTTAAAAAGGAAAAATAAAATGGACTTGCAGACACAATCAGTTTGGGGCTTAAACAACCAAGAAGAAATTGTAGTAAAGTTGGGCACTGGTGGAGACTCTGTTGTTGGAGTCCTTCCTACTAATCAGATACCTGTTGATGCAGATGGTAAACTCGTGCTAAGAATACCAGAACTGGACTCAATAGGTTCTAGCCCTCTCAGTACAGGGTTCTTCGACTATAACGACAGTGCTACAGCCATAACACCTATTAGTGTGTTGGCGAATACATGGACTAAACTAACTAACAATGGTTTGGGAGCATTTACTAACAAGACGTATAAACCCGCTGGTGTGGCTGAAGTATGGAATACTACAACGAATAGGTTCGAGTGGGGAGACTTGGTACTTGGTGACACGTTAGATATTAGGGCTGATATTGATATAATTACATCTGTTCCAAACCAAATAGTTAATTTGGCGGTATTCAATGCAGTGGGAACTGCAGGAGAGTATGAAATTGACCTAATGCCTGAGACAACCTATAAAACTGTGGGTATTAAGAAGATCATTACATATATTGGTATCTATATGGGTGATACCAATACGTTGAACAACCCTTCAGAGATACGGATTAGGAGTGACGCAGCTTGCTCAGTTAAAGTCAATGGGTGGTATGTGAGGTTGTTATTAGTGGGACAGCACTAAAAGAAAAGCCCCTTCCTTGCGGTTGGGGCTTTGTTGTTTACACTTCAGGTGGTGATAAGTAATCAATCATAAGCTGTTTCTAAGTCTTTAAAAGCCCTAGTAGCAGGGTCGTACTGCGGTGTAAGTACTTCCCCATCAACTTTCTTCTTACGTGGCTTAGATGGCTTTTTAAGCGCCTTCTGAGCGGCTTTCTCGAGCTTTTCTACTTGCTCCTTATACCAAGCATTGCGTTGCTCAGAACGTTCCATCCAGCCTTGAGCATCCAACCAGATATTCTTTCCTAGCATCATTTCATCAAACTCTTGATCTGACAAGAATCCTGAATAGATTTCCTTGTAATATTCGTACAAGAACTTCTTGTCAAAATCACTCTTAGCATGGTACTCATTTAAGTTACCAAAACTACCACTAGAACCGTTATGGATCAAGCTGTTAAAGTTACGAGACAGTTCAAAACTATCTGCTTGTAATAATATGTGTGTTCCTGCTGAATGCACTCCTCCAGAGGCTACGATGTGTATTGGACAAGCACATTTCTCCATAGCGTGAATGAATCCACCTGATACATCAACTGAACCTCCACAACTTTGCAAGCTAATAACTACTTGGTCGCCCTCTTCAGCAGCTTCAAGGGCTTCAATACCCATCGTCACTTGTTCCATACTAATCACAGGAGCATGGAAGTTAATCTTGAACACTCCGTTTTTATTAGGTGTGTACGAAACCGTAACCCTATTGGTATCTTGATAACCGTAGTAGTCGCCATCATTGTTCTGTGGCTTACTTTTATTGAATCGCTCTTTCATGTGTTCTCCTCTGAGTAGTAGTACATTTTAACAAGGGCTTTATTAAGTCCTCCGCGCATATCGTCATTGGGCATAAAAGTTACTACACCAATGTCGTCCTCCAAAGCCTCTAAATCTGAATCATCCATGTATGTAGGAGCATCTTCTAACACTTTAGTAATACGATTGAGGGTCAATGTCATGCCACTCTTACCACGAAGGTCATGCTGTCGTTCGTCCCCTGTCATAATGTAAGTTGTGCCTTTACCGATACGAGTAAGTAGGAGTTCCATGTCAGACTCGGTAAGGTTTTGAGACTCTTCGATAATTACTACACTATTCTCGATAGAAAACCCTCGTAAGTATTCAAAGGCTTGCATTTCTACAACTTTCTTTTCGATACAATAGCTTAAAAATCCTGCACCCATGAAAGTTTCAAGATGTTTAATTGTCTGTACAAAATAAGGAGCTAACTTTTCCTCTAAACTACCCTTCAGTAATCCCACAGTGTTACCAGCAGCAACAGCAGGTCGTAACAACCAAATTTTATCAACTTCCTTAGATTTGATAAGGTTAGCAGCCCACCAAGCAGCGATCATACTCTTACCAGAGCCACTACTACCACGAAGCACTACCACTTTCCTACCCTCCTTAAGAAGTCTTACCGCGATGTGTTGATTCTCAGTAGCAGGGTGAAATTTAGGAACTACTTGTTGTTGACAGGTTTCTACATCTACCTTGAACTTGTCTTTTGTTTGTGGTTTTGAGTCCTGATTATTTTTACGATTACCAAAATTTAATCTTTTAGCCATGAAGGATTCTCCTACATTAATATAATCTTCCTACCCACTTGCTGCATGGGTAGGTTTGTTACGTTTATTTATTAAAGCTATGTAATACTTGTACTTCAATTAACTCTTCAAGAGTTGTATCTAATGTTGCTGCAACTCGTTCAATCTCTTTAAAAACTTCTTTTGGGAGCCGTATTGTAACAGGAAAAAGAGTTTCAGGTTGTTTCACACGAACTCCGCTATCAATTAAATCATAGTTTTCTGCAAACACTGTGTAGTTGTCTGCTTTTGTACGGATTGTATCTCCTGTATGTGGATTGAAATCTGTCCTGCTTTTACCGAAATTTCCCATTATTCACCTTTCGCTTTTATTAAATAGTTTTTTGATAAATTAGATAACGCAAGTAATACTCTTTCATCTATCGCAGAATTCTTTAGTGATTCTAACATTTCTAAGCATATCTCAGATTTTCTTTCGAGGTACTTAATGTGCGCTTCCTCTTGAGTCTTGAAACACCCTAAATACTCTAAATTCCCATTATTCTGTATGCAAGCTTTTATTAATTTAGACTCAGCTATTGGGAACGTACCAAGAAGAAACTTACTACCCTTACTCCTCGGTTTAACTAAAAGGGAATTCAAATACTGAGGGACAAAGACACAATTATCCTCAGAGTAAAATCTATTACCCTCGAATAAGATGTCTTTATCTAACTCCCACCCCTCTTCAAAGTACCCTTTCTGATGCTGACACCATTCTGCAAAATACTGGAAATCTTCAAAATTCTCAGAACACCAAACATCCCTATACGCTGGATTTTTAACAGAACCAAAGTTATTACACCTCTTCCTTAAATTGTACCAAATACTTGAAGACTTTGTAAAAATTGATCTTTTATCTATTGTAAAGTTCTTTACCCACTTTCCGTCAATTTTAAAGTATGGCTTGACTTTGGAATTTCCATTACTCGTTGTCACTCCAAGTACCTCCTTCTGAATTAATCTTACTATTTTCAATCTTCAAGACAAGATTGCCATACTCATCTGTCCATTCTACTAATACTCCACCTTCTTTACATGACTCTAACACATCATATAAATCAGACTCAAGTAGTTGCTGCTTATTTTTCTTGCCCATTTGTCTTACGTCCACGTTTTATTGTTGGAGCTTCTAGCTCTTCTTGTTGTTCTTGTGCAGCTCCACGAATTAATACAGCGTTGTATTGCTGATCAATCCAAGGATACTCTGAAGCTTCCTCTGAGATGATAAAGCCCTCTTTAAACTTAGCTTGTAGTTCTAATGCAAATCCACCAACTGAGCTTTCACGGATTGTAATTTTTTCCAAGTTATTTCCTTTCATTAATTATTCAAAATCTTCTTCAAGCATTAAATGCTCTACAAAGTCGTTCACATCAAGATATTCTAGTTCTGTGTATTCGTCCATTGTGTTCTCCTGTGTTGTTCAGAAATTAAAACATTTCTTTAGAAATTAAACTATATCACCTAAACTGAAGAATTGCAAGTATTTATTTTACAGACTTTAGATATTATTGTGATAACATATTTATTTTCACAAGGGGCTTGACAACAGTGAAGATATGGTTTATACTTCATATTATAAGTAAATAAGCAGGAGATGTATGAGTGCAGACGTAGATAATTCAGTAGGAGAGATAGTAAGGACAGGTGTTCAGAGTAAGAAGAACTCTATCACTATTCAGAAGAGGTTACTAAACAAAGAAAACAAACCATCTATGGCTTACTTGGTATCTGTGAGAGATGACCCCACAGCAAGTAGGAAAGATAGGATGGAAGCAGCGAAGTTTCTCATGACTATGCACATGGAATCTATCAAAGTCGAGTCTGCGGAGAAGGCTAGGAATAAAGAGTTTGCTGCGAAGCATCATGAATTACTTTTAAGTATTCAACGTAATGGTGGTATTATTGTGGATGATAGTGATGACGATGATGAGTCAAGTCCTCTACTTATGTTCGATCAAATCATGGATGTGGATGAATAAAATCTTATCAACCATGTGTTGATGTAGTCTCTCGCAAATATTAACTTGATACTGTCACTCGACACTTCAAGGTTTGTGAGGGAAGCTAGGCTCTGAGATATGTTGGCTTGCCTCCCCTCAGAGGGTTCCTTCTTAGCAAGGACAAGAATGCGTGGTTGCAGTCACCGTGTAGGATTGAGGAGTTCCTTATAAACCTCGTTACGTACCTTTAGTTTAATGTTAGAACATACGCCTGCAGCGTAAAGTGAGAGGTCAAAACTCTCAGGGTACTCCATAGATTGCAAATACAACGGCTCTCCGTCATTCTCCTGCCATGCCCTCCTCATGGTTCTCCTGTGACGTTGTAGAGCCGTTCTGTTTGCAATTTTTCGCAACAGTGTTTCGTCCCATATCTGGTAATTAGCGCCGTAAGTATCGTGGAACACTGTTGCATTCGGTATTTGCAAATAAAGAATATCAAGTATTTATAAGTACGAAAGTTAATGCAGGTGCGTGGTTGCAAGTTAGTAACCACTTATTCTGTATTGGCGAATGTGAATTTAAAGGAGTAAAATGAGTAAAAAAGAACGTAAAGTTCTTGCTCCAGCGTCAGAAGCACATAGGAAGTTTCTTAATTGTAAATCTAATTTTGTTATTTTCGGAGGCGGGGCAGGTTCGGGCAAATCGCACCAAGCGTTAATGTTAATTTTAAAATACATTCACGACCCATACTTCAGAGGTGTATTTATCCGCGAAACATCCACACAGCTTTCTCAGGCTGGTGGTTTGTTCATGGAAGCACAAGATATGTGGAAAGATTACGGAGCAAAGTTTAAGACACATCCTCAGATGACTGCCACATTTCCAAGTGGAGCACAAGTACAGTTCAAAGTGTGCCAAGCAGATAGAGATATCAACAACTTCGACGGTGGGCAGTTTTCACTGGTGTGCTTCGATGAGGCGCAATGGCACAGTGAAACTCAAATCAAGTATCTAGAGTCTCGTATTCGTTCTAAAGCACAAGCACCTCACCAACTTATCTGTACAGCCAACCCTTCAAGAGCTTCTTACCTCTACCAATTCGTGCAACCATATCTTGATATGGAAACAGGTATTCCTATTCCTGAATTGTCTGGTAAAGAGAGATACTACGCTACTTATGGTGGTGTTACGGTAACAGCAGATACAAAAGAAGAGTTACTTGAGAAGTACGGAGATAAAGTACAAGCTCAAACATACACTTATATCTCTGCTACGGTTAAAGATAACCCGATCATGAAAATCCTGAATCCAAACTATGTAGCGCGTTTGGAGAACTTGAAGCGTACAGAACGTGAACGCCTCTACTTGGGGTCATGGCACGCCAAAGAAGAGTCACGAGGATTTTTTAAGAGAGATTGGTGTGAAGTAATTACACAACTTCCAGACGATATTGTATCTACTGTGCGTGGTATGGATATTGCTGGTAGCTTACCTTCTGAAGCCTACCCCGACCCTGATTGGACTGCATCTGTAATGATGTCTAAGACAAAATCAGGACATTACATTATACACCACGGAGAGAGATATAGGTCTTTAATCAATGGGGTAATGGAACACATTGCAGAGACAGACAGAAGAGATAAAGCAATAGGACATTTTCCTGCTGTGTATTTACCTGAAGACGTTGGGGTAGCAGCAAAGGCAGCAACGATGTTTTTTGTTAAAACACTAATTGAGTCTGGTGTAGATGCAAGGATTGATAAGTCTGGTGGCACGAAGAGCAAATTGCACAGGATGCAACCCTTTCTTACATTGGCAGAAGCAGGCTTTGTTAAAATTTTAGACGATGGTAGTTGGGACACAGAGCCTTTGTTGTCAGAATTGGAAGATTTTGTAGATGGGAAGCGCCAGCAAAAAGATGATTACTGGGATGCAACTGGTACAGCATGTAAGGCATTGATGAGAACACAGACACTGCCCACATTCAGCCTACCCTCCCTAACAAAGCCATCCCCAGTTCCAAGAATATAACCCGTAATTATACCATAACTAAAGTATCTTGCAAGAAATTACTTGACATTTTTAACAGTAAGTGGTATAATTACACCAAATTAAATAATAAGCATTACAAGGAGCAATAAATATGCCAGAAGCGAACGCGCCTGATGGCGTTGCAACAGCTCTACAGCCAGATACAGGAGCAGTCGTTCCTCGCCTCAAATTAGGAGCTACTGGCTTCAATGTATTAAAAACCTCGAACGGTAGAATATACGAAGAAGCTAATGCTGCATTTAGAATGCCAGCAAGAATTAAAGTAGTAGATGAAATGAGGTTATCACCTCCTATCAGCATCGCAATGAATGCGCTTAAAATGCTCATGAATCGTGCAGAAATGTATGTAGAGCCTTTTGATGACACTCCTAAGCACAGAGAACGTGCAAAATTCTTACACTCCTGCTTACATGACATGGAAGAAACATTCCAGCAAACAATGCAGAATACTTTTCCTGTTCTTGAATACGGCTTTCACATTTCTGAAAAAGTCTATCGTAGACGCTTAAAATCCAACGGTAGTAAATATAATGATGGACTCGTAGGACTTAAATGCCTTGCAACTCGCCCCCAATCTTCCATTGAAAAGTGGAACTTTTCAGAAGATGGTAGAGAGCTTGTCAGTGTATCACAGTCTATTGCAAATTTGGAGAATAGTTACAGATTCTCTAATCTCAAAAACCAAGATGGCTTGATTGACATTCCTCGTGAGAAGTTTGTACTCTTTAATGTTGACCCTACTAATGGTAATCCAGAAGGTAACTCAGTTCTCAAAGCTGCGTATTTAGCTTACAAGCAATTGACATTGCTTACAGATAATATGATGTTAGGTGTTGCTAAAGATACACAAGGTCTCCCTGTTATCGGTATCCCACCACAGTATATGTCTGCTGATGCAAGTGACGATCAAAAAGCTGTCTACCAGTCTTTCATGCAAATGGCTGATGGTTTGTCTAATGGAACACAGAAGACGATTGTGATACCAAAGTCTTATGATATGGACTCTAAGGGTGAGATGTTCACAGTGGAGTTGCTAGAGTCTAAAGGTGGTAAGGCTTACAACGTGTTAGAGATTATCAAGACATTACAAGCTAACATTCTTTCAGTGCTTTCGTGTGATGCTGTCAAGATGGGTAGTGATACTGCAGGTTCGTTGAGTTTAGAGGACGGGGACACAAATTTATTGGCGATGGCTGTTAGTTATCGTTTAATGGAGATTGCTAACGCTTTAAACAAGGATTTAGTGCAGCAGCTATGGTCACTCAACGGATGGGACTTGTCAGAAATGCCTCAGATTAAATTTAAGGATGTTTCTAATGTATCTCAGGAAACTTTCAGTAAGTTTATACAACGTGTGGCTTCAACAGGTTTGTTAGAACTTGATCGTGGTGTCATGAACCGTGTACGAGAAGTTGGTGGATTTGATTTACTTCCATATGATCTTCCAATTCAAGAAGATATGTTATCGACAACTATGGCTGGAAAAGCCTCTAGCGCATCAGAGGGTATGGAAGTCGGGGTTGGTAATACTGTTGAGGGTGGAACGTCTAAAGGTGGTGGGAAGAAAACTGACAATTCTGCGAAAAATAACGATAACAAGGGGTGATAATATTGGCAATTTTATATTGGGTACATTTACCAGAGCACACTGACATTACTTCAAGTGGGTATGTGGGTATAACAATTAGAACACTCTCTCAACGTTGGGCTAGTCATAAGACTGCTGCTAAAACAGAGTCTAAACAACATTTACCTATTGTACGTGCAATAAACAAGTATGGACATGAAAATTTAGTTTTCGAAACTCTTCTAGAAGGTTCTGAAGAATATGTAGCTTTGATAGAGAATAAACTTCGCCCTGCTTGCGGTATTGGCTGGAATTGTGCGGTGGGTGGTCAAGCCACAGGAGTAGGTAGAAAACACTCCCCTGAAAGTATCGCCAAACGAATTGCCAAAGTTAAGGGTACAAAACGCTCTGCAGAGACTAAATTGAAACAATCCCTCGCTTCCAAAGGTAAGCCTAAATCCCCTGAACACAGACAAAAATGCGCGATTGCTAATCTGGGTAAGACTAGATCACAAGAAGCTAAAGACGCTCAAAGAGATAAGATGTTAGGCAGGAAGAAGATAACTGAGGAAGGCAGACTAAAGTTATCAGAGTACCATAAAAATCTGAAACCTTGGAAAAGATCAAGGGCTAAATTCTCTTTGTGGTCTGGCGCAACTACTCTATTTGATTTGTTCTGTAAAGGGAATACACTAACAAATGGATTTGTGCGAACAGTCTTAAATGATAAGAACATATCCTCTACCACAATTAGGAATATGATTGAATCAGGTTGGAACCCAAACGAAGATCAAGAATACCTTTCTTGGTTAGAAGAAAGAAAGGATAACAATGTCACATGAATTAATTCGACTTATGGGGAGTGTAGTTAATACTCCTCACTTAATAACACAAGATAGTTTTGCACCAATCCTCGATTACTTAACCTTACGCAATACAGGTTTGATTGAGATGAAAGACACATCTAAAGAAGCTCCTAAGAAGCCAGAGTATGTTAAAGCAAATTCTGGTAAATCTATTGGTGAGATTCAAGTATCTGGTGCTCTGACTTATAAGCCTGTTCAAATGATGTGTGCTCCTGATGGAACAAGTTATCAACAACTTATCACAGATACAGAGCAGTTAATCTCGCAAGGTGTTAAAACTATCTTGTACACACATTCAAGTGGAGGTGGGGAAGCTGCACATTGTTTTACTACAGCTAACCGACTACGTGAATTGGCAGATGAGAATGGTGTAACTCTTGTTACATATATTGATGAAATGTCAGCTTCAGCAGCTCTTGCATTAGGTATCGTATCTGACCACGTAGTTATTCATCCGAGTGCAAAAACAGGAAGTATTGGTTGCGTCTGCGCAGTCGTAGATCGTAGCAAGGCTTTAGCAGACGCTGGATTGAAACCAATCTATATCAGTTCAACGGCAGGAAAAACGCCATTTCAATCTGACGGTTCATTCAGTCAAAGCTTCTTGGACAATCTTCAAGCAGAAGTAACAGAACTTGGTAATCAGTTTGCACAGCATGTAGAGAAATATACAAGTATTCCAGTTGATGAGATTCTTGCACTAGACGCCCAAGTATTTAATGCTAAACGTGCCAAAGAGATTGGACTTGTTACAGCCGTGATGAACCATCAAGAATTCGCAGAGTTTCTTGCAAACCTATAAGGACAAATATGTTAGACCATCTTAAAAAGTATTTTTCTACGCAAGTAGATACAACCACTGCGCAAGCAGACATTGAAAAGGAAGTCGTTAATATGACTACAGCAACAGAGCAGCCAATGGCGGCTGAAAACAACTCCGCAGACTTGGCAGCACAACTTGCTTCCTCTACCTCTGCTTTAAACGAATTGCAAGCTTCTTTTGCAGAACTCTCCAGCAAGTTTGAAGCGGCTCAAGCAGCTTTGACAGTTGTAGAAAATGAAAAGAAAGAGATGGTTACTAAAGCTGCAGAAGCACGTTTAGTAGCTCGTAAAGAATCCTTGGAAGCAACAGTAGGTACTATTAAAGCTGCTGAACTGTTGACTACATTGGAAGTGTTGGATGACACAGCGTTTGCTGCTGTTGTATCAACTATGAAGGTCAATCTCGATGCAGAAGCAAAGAGTGGAGCTTTCACTGAAGCAGGTGTAGCAGCAGAGGCAAATACAGATGTGCAAGTAGCACACTTCAAAGATTATATTAATAAAGGAAACAAATAATGACTAAATTAGCGACTATGGGTAAAAAACTTTCTGGTGTATTGGCATTTGAAGAGATGCCAGAGCACGGTTTTTGCCGTAAGACAGTTACTGTAACTGTTCAAGCAAACATGGATATTGGTGCAGTATTGCATTTGTCTGGTGGTAAGTATGTATGGATGCAACAATCCACTCACGCTGCGGCTACTGATGTTTGTGTACTGATTGACCACATGAAAGATGTTCCAAACTTGGCAGCAGGCGATCACCAACTAGCAGTATTGTACCGCGGTAGTGCTGGTGTCGTAGATACTGGCTTGTTGTATAAAGATGCTTTGTCTGGTGCTGAAAAATTAGTAGTACAAGGCAAGTTGGAAACAAAAGGCATTGTAACACGCACTGCTGTTTAATAAATAAAAGAATAAGGAATAAATAAATGAACATTCGTGATTACTACAATAACTTTAAAAATGCCGACTTCGTAGACGGTATCACTAACACACCTTTGCAATACGGTTATATCAATAGCCAAAATATGTTCAATGTTAAAGGTACTAACCAAACAGCGATCATCTTTGATAAAGATTCTACTACTACAACTTTGTTACCACAAGTAAATCGTGGTGATAAGTCTGCGACTCAGAACAAAGAACGCTCTGCTGAAACATTCGCATTGAAGTTAGCATACTTCAAACATGCTGATCGTTTGACAGGTGAAGATATCCAATCTTGGCGTAAAGTTGGCTCTACAGATAGCCAAACATTAGCTGCTGCTACTGCTGACAAGTTGACAGATATGCGTCGCACTTGGGATCAAACTAGTGAATACTTGAAATTGCAAGCAATCAAAGGTATTGCTAAAACTCCAGACGGTGCTGTACTGGCAAACATGTTCACAGAGTTTGGTATCACTCAAACTTCTGTAGATTTCTTGTTAGGTACTTCTACTACTAACGTAGACCAAAAGATTCGTCAATTGAAGACAGCAATCTCCAAAAACTTACAAAACGGTGGTGCTATCTCTGGTATCGACGTATTAGTTGACCCATTGTTCTTCGACAAATTGATCTCTCATGCAAACATGAAGACAGCATATCAATCTTATGTAAACTCTGGTAAACAGTTGTTGCGTGATGATTTGTCCAGCTACATGAAGTGGGGCATTATGGATAGCTTCAACTTCCGTGGCGTGAACTTCATCTCTTATGATGCAACATTCAACTTGCCAAACGGCTCTACAGAAGACGCTTTCGCAGCCTCCTCTGGTACAGCATACGCAACAGGTTCAAAAGATTTGTTCCGTGGCTACAATGGTCCGAGTAACAAGCTTTCTGGTGCTAACGAAGTTGGTCAAGAAGTTTATATGAATACGTATGTTGACCCTCGTGACGAGTTCGTAGAATTTGAAATGGAAGCAGCTCCGTTGTACTTCTGTACACGTCCTGCAAGCTTGATTGCTGTTACTTCAAGTAACTAATCTGTAGTTTGTTAATAGAATACCTTCTCAGAAATGGGAAGGTATTTCAGTTAGTAAATTATACAACTAAATAAAGGAATAACATGGCAGTAATTGACCCAACAACTCCTACTGGAAAACTTAGATTGCGTTGCGGTGATACCTCAGACCTGCCTATCCTTTCTGACGCAGTATATGAACAAACATATGTTGATAGTGGTAATAGTTTGAGTAGAGCTGCTGTGACATGCGCTCAGTACATACTAGCTTTACTTTCTCAGAACACCCATAGCAAGCTCGTACAAATTGAGGTGTGGGGAGCTGAAGCTTTTAACAACTACTTAACATATTTAACGAAAGTAGTTCTTAACCCCAACCTTTCACAAACTTGCCCTATTCCGTATTCTGCAAGTAACGATAAAGTTCATCCTTTAATTGAGTTTACAGGTGATTGGTATGGCAATTTCCATTCTGGTACACAAAGCGAACAGCTTGCTCAGGACAGTGTTAACGGTGGATACAAAGTATGAGAATAAAGGATTTGGCAGGTTTCTTGGATAAAGCTAAAACTATCCACGGAGACAAGTACAATTACTCCAATTCAATATACTTAGGCGCAACTACGAAGTTAGAAATCATTTGTAGTAAGCATGGTAGTTTTTGGCAAATACCTGCAGGGCATTTAGACGGTAAAGGTTGTCAGAAATGCGCAAGAGAGTTAGTTGGAAGTAAGACGAAATATACAACTGAAGAGTTCATAGCTCTGGCTAAAAGCAAGCATGGTGATAAATATGATTATTCAGAAACACTCTACGGTAAATCAAACACAGACCCATTAAAAATAATCTGTAAGCAACATGGGGCATTTCAGCAGAAACCAATGGGACATTTAGCTGGTCAAGGATGTTTCCATTGTGGTGTAGAAGTATCTAGAAAAACTCATTTATTGAATACTGAAATATTTATCAAAAATGCTGAATCCAAGCATGGTAAAACATATTGTTACTCTAAATCTATTTACACAAGTTCTGCAAATAAACTAATAATTACTTGCACGACACACGGAGATTTTTCGGCATCCCCTAACTCTCATTTGATGGGTACAGGTTGTCCTAGTTGCAGTAAAACGGGGTTTAAAGTCAGTAGTTCAGCAATTTTTTATGTGTTTGTCTGTGATGGAATGGTTAAGATAGGTATAACAAATAAAAGCCTTAGACAGAGGCTTAATAGCCTGAAAAACTCTAGCAAACGAGAGTTCAATACATTTTTGACATTTCACAGTACAGGGCAAGTTGTTCTTGACTTGGAGACAAAACTGCTCAGAAAATTAAGTATTAAGTTCAGTAGACCAGATTATTTATTCAATGGTTGTACTGAGACTTTTGTTTGTGAGGATACTACTAAAATACTGAAAGAGATACTATATGAGTTACAGAATATTACAGGAGAGTTAAATGTTCAACATGCAACTATTTCATAGAACTGTAGCTAACATGATTACCCCTTTCGGTGGTGTTGGTACTTTAAGAGTATTTGGAGAGTCTGTCTACGATGATGGTGAGGCTGTCTCTACATCGACTGATTATCAAGTGGAGTTAGCTTTACTCGAATTTAGTCAGGCGAATGCGGGCGATAAGTCAAAATTTGGTACTCTTATACTATCTGGTGACAAATATTGCCTCATGCGACCTGTCAACCAGACGAACACTGCAATTCCAGCTCCTGTCATTAAAGCTAACAGAGACACAATAACAATAGACAATGTAGAGTGGAAAATCTTTGCATTAAAAACAGTTAATCCAAGTGGAGTAAACGGGAATGATTTTTTATTTGAATTTCACTTAAGAAAATAATTGACTTTTAGCCACTATCGTAGTATAATTATAGGACAAACAAATGGGTAGCTTTGCAGACAGTATAAAAGCAAACATCAAAGAGCTTCAACGAGAAGTGAATGATATAATAACTAACGAAGCGATTAAAACATTTCGTGATGTTGTTCGTTACTCTCCCTCTAAGGATTTCAATGGCTCTGAGTGGGCTACTGGTTGGGTTATAAATCAGTGGTATCCTAGTGTTGGAAGTCCTTCTTCAGAGCTTAATGAAAGCAGAGATCAAGCTGGTATGAACAGTGGTGATCGAATTGCTCAGTTAATCGGCAGTAGACATTTCACTAATAAAGATAATTCAGTCTATCTGACAAACAATGTTCCTTATGTATATCAAGTGGAAGCACTCGGTTGGGTTGGAACAAAAGCTTATGCAATGGTTGATCTAGCCTTAACAGATGCTAAAACAAGATTAGGCTAAACATGACACAAAGAACAATACGCTTAGAAGTAGAAGCTAGAGTGAAAGCTTGGGCAGCAGCTCAATCTCCATCAATACCAATTGCTTACGAGAATGTAGCTTTCACAAAGCCTGATAATACATTCATAGAATTATATATCATACCAGCAACCACTGTCAACCAAACAGTGAGTGCAGCAAGAAAGACATTAACAGGACTGATTCAATTCAATATCTACACAAAAGAAGGCTCTGGTACAAAGAAGTCAGAAGAACTTGCTCAAGCAATTATAGATTTATTTCCTGTTGTTCCAAAAACAGGAACAGTATCTATCGAACAGACAGGCAGCATTATGAATACCTTGTACGATGCTCAATGGCTCGTAACACCTGTGCGTTTCAGATACAGACAAGAAAATTATTAGCAGCAAAATTTGCCCCTAAAGGGCTTTATCTAGCCGTAAGGCAAATTTAATAAAGGAAACAAAATGGCAGCATTATTAAGCACTTCATTACAAAGTGCAGCAGGTGTGGCAACAGCCACTGTCAATACAGCATCTGCTTCTGACACTTTAACATATGTAGCAGGTAGTGGTCAATTAGTAGAGATGGATAATACAACTGGTGGCAGTTTGACTTTAAATATTAAAGGCACTGCACCATCAGCAGCATACCCTGTAAGTGGTACTTCTACTACAATCGACTTGTCTGCAGGTTTTAATGTGACTATTGCAGCAGGTGTAAAGAAAATCATTAACTTAGATAAGATTAAAGCATACCTTACAGGCACAGGCGTTGTTACCCTTTCAGGCGCAGCAACATTAAAAATCACAGTATACGCTTAATATAATTAAAAGGAAACAACATGTCTGAAATTCACAGCGCAGCAGGAACCAAACTTTCTATCGCTACAGTAGCAGGTAAGCCAGCAACAATTGACCAAGCAGGTTTTGAGTCTAAAACATATGTCGAAGTTGGTGAAATTACAAACATTGGTGATTTTGGTGCAACAGTTAATGTTATTAACCACAGCCCATTATCTAACCGAGTAATTCAAAAGTTCAAAGGTAGTATCAATAACGGCAGTGGCTCTTATGAGTTTGCATCTAAATCTTCTGACGCAGGTCAAATCTTAGTTAAAGCAGCTTCTGTTTCTGATTCTCCATATGCAGTTAAGGTGGAAGAACAAGACGGTGCTATCACTTACTTTATGTGTTTGTTCACATCTTTCGTCAAGAAAATTGGTACTATTGATAACGTAGTAGCAGGTTCTGCAAACTATGAAATCACATCTTCTATCGTTGAAGTTGGTGTTTAATACTGAAGTAAATTAGTAGGAAAAGGGGAACAAAGATTCCCCTCTTACAACACAATAAATCTCTCTCAAACTATAAGGAATATATTAATGTCATTAAAATTATCAAGCTTAAAAGCAAAAACTTCTGCAGTTCCTGTTGTCGTACTTCATCCAGTAGTAGGTGAATTAGAAGATGATAAAGGTAATAAAGTTACTTTACATATCTTCGGTAAAGCATCTAAACGCTATCGTGATTACACAGAGGCACAAACAGACAGTTTTATTGCTAAACAACAAGCTAAAGTAAAATCGAAAACAACTGGTAAGCAATTGCTTACAGATCGCATCAAATTTATCGCAGCGATGACAGATAAGATTGAACATCTTGAATCAGATGATGGTTCTAAATATGACAACACATCAGCATTGGAAGAATTGTACGCCAATCCAGAATATTTTTGGTTGTTAGAATTTGCAGAAGCAGCTTTGGAAGATAACGCAAATTTCTTCTAACCCTGTCAGAAGAGCTTTTACTTTTTGCTCGACAACTTGGATGGTATCACAGTGTGCCAGAGAAGGAAACAAAAAGTAGAGCGTCTAAAATGTTAGAACAAGATGAAGGACTAGAACTCTCTTTGCCCAAATGCACAGCCGAGTTTCTAGTCCTTTTGTTTTATGAGCTTGGTCTTTCTGGACAGGGTGCGAATGGGGCTACTCCTATTACGTGGCAAGAAATTGAAGCTTTTAACAGAATTGCAGATAAAAGACTTACCCCTTGGGAAGCAGAAATGTTGCACAAGATGAGTGAAGCTTATGTACATGAAGTACATGCAGGAACAGATAAAGGTCGTACAGCTCCATATTCTGATACAGATATGACAGTGGTTAAACGACAAAGCGTAGCAAGTAAATTTAGGGCTTCTATGGAAGCTGCAAAACAAAATAGATAGGGTTTAATATGGGAATGACAACGAGCGAACTGTCAATGAAAGTTAAGTCAGAGGGTATTGCACAAGCTGCCATTGACTTAGGTAATCTCGCTAAAGCAGCGTCTTCTGTTGACGCAGAAACTCGCTCGTTTATTGTTTCACAACAGAAGATGAACTCTTCGAGTGATAAATCTGCTAAAGCTTCTGAATTATTAGATTTAAAAATAACTAAACAAAAACTCTCTATTCAAGCTCTAATTGAGAGAACAGAGCGTCTAGCAGCAGCGAACACTTCTTTGCAAGCAAAGCAAGAACAAATTGCTAATAGCAAGCTTGCTGCTGAATTGGAGAGACAAGCTTCTGCAGCGCAAAAAGCAGCTCAATCTGCTGAGGCTCATGAACGTGCAATGACCAAGCAACACATTCAAGCTTTGAAAATGAATGAAGCTTTTGACAAGCAAGCAAAAGGGTTGGATGAAGTCAATCGTAGAGGTAATGTTTATGTCAACACATTACGTTCTATGGCTACAGCAGCTTTAGCTTATGTTGGTGTGAATTTCTTCACTGATGTTGTGAAACAAGCTGACGCTTGGAGTTTAGCGCAATCTAAATTAAAACTCGCTGTCGGAAGTATGGAAGGTGCTATTGTAGCACAAAAAGACTTGTATGAGATTTCTCAAAAACTTCGTGTGCCATTAGAAGATACGACAAAGTTATTCACTCGTATGATGGTTCCATTACAGAAGATGGGGAAAACCAGCTCAGATGCTAAAGAAATGGTTTCTGCATTTTCCACAGCCCTAAAGCTGTCTGGTGCTACAGGGCAAGAAGCAGCTTCAGCTATGCTACAGTTCTCTCAGTCCTTAAACGCTGGACGTTTAAATGGTGGTGAGTTTAATTCCATTGCAGAAGCTTCTCCTAATATTCTACGTGCAGTAGAAGCTGAATTCAAACGTCTTGGAGTCAGTGTAGAAGGTACTTCTGGTGGCTTGAAGAAATTAGCTGCAGACGGCAAAATCACCACAGAGATTCTTTACAATGCAATTAAGAACGCTTCCCCAAAATGGGCTAAAGAGTTTGAAACACTTCCATTGACAGTAGATGGTGCATTAACACGTATTAAGAATGCTTGGGGCAAAGCGATTGGTGAACTTGGGCAGGACACAAAGTTCAATGAGAAAATGGCAGCTTCTCTTAAGAAGCTTGAAGAAATGTTGCCGAGTATTGCTAAAGCCATTGTAGGTGTATTTTCATTTATAGTAGATAATGGGGATGTAATTCTCAAAGTGTTTGCTGGTATTGCATCAGCTACAGTGTTGTTTAATATTGGTAGTTTAGCTACAAAGATGTGGTTAGCTTATCAAAGTGTTGTTGCTGTCACAGGCGCAGTTGGTGGCTTGACTAAAGCTTTTGCGTTGATTGGTATTACTCCTGTTGGCGCAGCTTTGGTTGTGCTAGGTACGATTATAGCAGGTGGTATTGCACTTTGGAACAATTGGAACAAGGAAGTATCTGACTCTGAAAAAGCTCGTAAGAAAATAATAGAGGATTCTGATAGTATTGTTTCAAAAATCAATGCTGAGAACAATGAGATTAAAAAACAAATTGACTTATTACTATTAGCAACAGGACAGCAAGCTAGATATAACATTGAGAAGAATGGTGGTTCCGCAAGTAAGACAGACGTAGATACACAATTTGTTACTGCAACTGAAGCTTATAAGAACTATGCTAAAGCAGAAAAAGACTTAAGTGACGCGATAAAAGCAAAAGGAAGGGTTCCATTTCAACTTTACGAAGATGTTAGGAAAAACAGAGATATTGCTTATGCTGCTAATATAAAGTATGAGAATGCATTGGCAGGTTTCAGAGAACAGCAAGCTTTGAAAGTTGAACAACAAGATCGTCTTGCTATAAAAAATAGACAAGAAATTCAAGAAACTCAATTAAAAGCTCTAATGAGCGAAGCGGAACTTGCAAAAAAAGTTAGGCAAGACAGTTTAAAGCAACTAGAGGATGATGCTAAAAAAGAAGCTTGGCTTCCTAGCATGGTGGCTAATCAGAAGTTGATTATCGAGAAAAAATATCGGGAAGACCTTGAAAAAATAAAAACTCCAAAATCAGAGAAAGAAGCTGACAAAAACTTAAAAGCGCATCTTGACAGAATGACAGAGATGGCAGATAAGCTTCGTAACATGCGTACAGAACTTGAGGGTATGCAAAAGTTTGGTGTTGATTGGGATAAGATGCTTCCAGAGGAAAAAGCTTTTGCTGATATTTCTAACAATATGAGTTCTTTAATATCTAAAATTGGTGCTAAGAGAGCTGAGGAAGAGAAAGCTAGAGCTGGCGAAATAGAAGCTGCTGCTAAAGAGAAAAGAAGCTTAGAAGAGAAAGTAGCTAATCAATTGAAAGGTATTGAACTAGCTAAGTCTGGTATGCAATCAGCCCAAGATGAATTAACCAGAAATGAAGCTTTATTAGAGTCTGAAGAAAAACGTGCAGAAGTTTTGGCTAAGATTGCTGCAGTCAAGGCTTACGATGAGTATCAAACAAAACAACTTGACCCAACTGTTCATGAAAAAGAGTTGGCATTTCTTTATGAGAGATACCTTCTGCTTCAGAAGAATGCAGAAGTAGTGAATAAAAAAGTTGAGAAGGACGAAACTAATAAAGCAGATGAAGAAGCTAAAAAACTCTTAGATGCTATGTTTGACACAACCAAAATAGATAAGTGGGAAACTGCTTCGTCTAAAGCTATGAAGGGAATGTTGAAAGGTGTTGTTGACTTAACCAAAGCATTTGATAAATTGAATGCCAAGAAAGAGACTTTAGCAGAGGCTGAAAAAGCTAACGAGAAGAGATTTAAGACAAATAAAATCTCCGAGATTGAGTATGAACAAAACAAAGCTAAGTTACAAGAAAAATCTACAGAGTATTACTTATCTTCCCTTGCTGAAATGACTGATGCTTCTAAGAACTTTTTTGACGAGGGTTCTAAGGGTTATAAAACGCTTGATGGTATTTCTAAAATTGTACACACTGCACAAATGGCTCGTAATCTAGTTGAAATGGGTCAGATGGCTATTAAAGCTGTGATGAATCAAGCTAGTGGCGATCCATACTCTGCATGGGTTAGAATGGGTGCAATGGCGGCAGCAATGGCAGCGTTAGGTTTTGCTGTTGGTGGAGGTTTTAGTAGTTCTGGTAGTGGTGGCATGAAAGCTGCTGACGTACAGAAAGCACAAGGTTCTGGTAGTGTGTTTGGAGACTCTGAAGCTAAGTCTGATAGTGTTAGGAAATCATTAGAACTTCTTAAATCAAGTTTTGACAAGCTTTATCCTGTCAATCAAGGTATGTTGAAAGCTTTACAATCTATTGAGAATAGTATGACAGGTTTGACTAATCTTGTTGTACGCTCAGGAGGTGTTGCTGAAGGCACAAACATGGGGATTAAAGAAGGTGTTACATCTAAGAGTAGTATTGGCTGGATTCCTTCTATAATATTAGGTGGTGTGACAGCTCCTGTAATTAAATTCTTAGGAAACTTATGGGGCAAAACTACACAAAACATTGTTGACTCTGGTATTCAGTTTGGTGGTAGTTTAGCTGGAATGAAACAAGGTCAAGGCTTTAATCAGTATGCCTCTGTTGATACAACTAAATCATCTTGGTTTGGTTTGAAAAAAGACACAACAAATACTGTGCAAACTCAAGGTTTGAATGAAGAAATCTCTAAACAATTAGGTATGGTGTTTGGCAATATGCAGACAGCATTAGAAGAAGCTGGTAAAGCATTGTTTGGTTCCTCAGACGGAATTACAAAAGCTCTTGATGCCTTAGTGTTGACTACAAATAAAATCTCTTTGAAAGGATTGACAGGTCAAGCTTTAACAGACGCTATCAACGCTGTAGTTTCTAAGGGCTTAGATGAAATGGCTTCTGCTGCTTTTAAAGGTTTTGAAGAGTTTCAAAAAGTTGGTGAAGGTATGGCACAAACAGTGCTTCGTGTTGCAAATAACTTTGCCACAATGAATGCTACTTTAGCTAAACTCAATTTGACAACATTTGAAACATCTATGGCTGGTGTAAAGGCTTCAGATTCATTCTTGAAGTTGTTTGACAGTTTAGAAGATTTCCAATCAGCATCATCAGCTTACTACGACAAGTTCTTCACAGAAGCAGAGAAGAATGAAAAAGTTATGAATGCTTTGAAGATTCAATTCCAAGGGATGAATTTAGAGCTTCCTAATTCTATCAAAGCGTATCGACAGCTTGTAGAAACTACTACAGACCCTGTTAAATTAGCAGCATTATTAAAACTATCTGGTGCTTTTGCAGAATTGTTTGGAACTGCTTCAGCAGGTACAGAGAAGATGAGGGAAGCTATTGACGAGACAGCTAAATCAGCAGAGCGTTGGCTGAGTATTCGTAATCAAGCAGCATCTTTACAAGACTCTATTAACTCTGCAATGGGTAATCCTGAGCGTGACCCTGCTGTACGAATGAAGAAGTTGTGGGACGATATGGCTGCTGACATTACTCCTGAACAAAAACTTGCATTAGCTGGTGAATTGAAAGATTTAATATTAGCTAAGTATCAAGTTGAAAAAGAAGCAATGACAAAGCTAATTGAGTTTGGTAAGCAACTAAGAAGTTATGTAGAAAGCTTGAAAGTTGGTAGCTTGTCTCCACTAACATTGCAAGAGAAATTGTTAGAAGCTAAGAAACAATATGAGGCAACTTTAGCTAAAGCCCAAGGCGGAGATGTTACAGCACAAGGAGCTTTACAAGGTAAATCTGACACGTATTTGCAATTAGCTCAAACAGCTTTGGCATCAAGTGGACAATACCAAGAAGTATTTAACTCTGTGACAAACAGCTTAGATGCATTAGGTGTTGAAAGCATGTCTGCTGCTGAACGTGCAACACAGATTGCTAACAGTCAACTTGAGCAATTGCAAAAGTTAAAAGATTACGCTAACTCAATTGAAATTACTTCTGATAGGTATTACAATGAAAGCATTGTCAAACTTTCTTCTCAAGTGATGTTGCTAGACTCTATGAACAAGAAAATGGGTGTGTTCGACACGATTGCTGTTACATTGGCTGGCATGTCTGCTCAGATAGCTGCTGCTGTAGCTGGTAAAACAGGTAGTGGTGTTACAACAGGTATTACAGGAACAACTCAAGACTTTATCACATCATTGTACCAACAATACGCTGGTAAGTCTGCTTCTCAAATTGATGTTGGTGGTATGGAGTATTGGAAACAAGAGTTGTTACAATACGGAAAAGACTATGTAACTAAGGCTTTTGCTGAATCTGTTAAAGCTCCTGCTCCAACACAAAGTAATGCTGCACTTATTGATGAAATAAAAGCACTCCGAGAAGAAGTAGTTGGATTACGTGCGGATAGTGGAGTCAATACAACTAACACAATTCAAGCCGTTATTATGTCTAACAACGACAATGCTAAACAAGTTGTTGATGGTACAAATCAAAATAGACAAACACAATCGTGGGTAGAATCTAATTCTCCTGCTTTAGTTTAATTAAAGGAAATAAATATGGCAATTTCAGACAGTGAATACATCTCTTGGCTTTCTTCTCCATCTGCTATCAGATGTATTCTTGTCGAAGCCAAATGTAATTCTGGCGGTACAGAGGTAACTCGTTATTTATCTAATCGAGGTTATGTAACAAGTCCATCTTCAACTCCAGCTAACACTGAATACAAAGGTGTTATCAAAGCTGGAGTTAAGCTGACAGAAACCCTTTCTCTGGAATCTAACGCAACCCTTTCTTACGGGGATATTGAGCTAGATAATACATCAGGAGAATTAGATTCTTGGCTTGACGATGTGTGGGACAATAGAGATGTAGCTGTATTTTATGGAGATGTGAAATGGGAACGAGCTGACTTCAGACTTGTATTTGACGGAGTGTTGTCAGGTGTTGGTAGCTCTTCACGTACATCCCTTAATCTAATGTTAAGAGACAATTTACAGAAACTCAACACCCCTATTTCGGATGTAAAGCTTGGTGGAAGCTCTACTAACAAGGATAGACTTATTCCTATTACTATCGGGGAATGTCACAATGTAAGTCCTTTGTTGACAGACGCTGTAAATCATGAGTATCAAGTACACACTGGAGCTATTGAGTCTATTATTGAAGTGAGGGATAACGGTGCTCCTATCACAGTGACACCCCTCTTGTCAACAGGGAAATTTAGATTAACATCTTCCCCCGTTGGAACAATTACTTGCTCAATCCAAGGTGCAAAATCATCCACATACAGTAATCAAATTGTGGATGCTATTAAATTGTTAGTCAAGTCTTTTGGCACACCGGCAAACAGGTTGACAGATTCAGATTTAGATGGTACAAATCTTTCAAGCTTTGCTTCTTCAAATACAGCTCCAATAGGGTTTTATCAATCTGACAGGATTAACTTATTAGAAGCTATTCAACAATTAGCTGGAAGTGTTGGGGGACAGATAACTACATCTAGGGCTGGATTATTGAAAATACTTCGTATTGATTTTCCTCCTTCTGGAACTCCTGTGCTTATTAATACGGATCACATTGTAGAGAAATCATTCGGGGTAGACAGCAGACTCCCTATTCAATCTTCTGTTAAGATTGGTTATTGTAAAAACTATACAGTAGAAAACAATCTTCAAACCGTTATTCCAGAAGAGCATAAGAGTTTATATGAACAGGAATGGCTTACTATAACACAATCTGACAGTACAGTGGCTACTAAGTATAAACAAATAGCAGAGCCTGTGCAGAAAGACACTTTGTTATTAACTACAGCTACAGCAACAACAGAAGCAACAAGACGTTTGAATATTGTCAAGCAACAACGTACTGTATACAAGATGACTTGTTTTGCAAGTATGTTTAATTTAGAACTTGGTCAGGCTGTTACTTTGAAACACCCTCGTTTTGGACTCAGTTCTGGAGTATTAGGGGTTGTTGTAGGGCTAGAACCAGATTGGATAAATGCAAGAATAACAGTGAAAGTAATGGTGTAATATGGCAACAGTTGTAAATACAAGAGATGTATTGTTATTAGCAGCTTCTCCGCGTTTGTTGTGGACTGGTGTTCGTGGAGTAAAGATAACAGCAGATTCTACTACATTTAAAGTGACAGCCGCTGGTTCACCTACGCCTTCTACAATTAACCTAACAAGTGCATTGAATGGTGTTTCAGGAACAGTGAATTGGACTGTCACATTTGGCACTGCAACATTGTCAAGTTCTACAGGAGCTACAACATCTCTTGTATATAGCAACATGACCACAAGTGTTGTTACTATCAAAGCAACTGTAACGGATGGTGGAGTTGCATACACAGACACTATTACTTTATCTAAAGTTGTTGATGGCGCAACAGGGGCTACAGGAGCCACAGGTTCAGCAGGTGCTGCAGGAGATCAAGGAGCAAGTTCTCGTATTGCTTACACTTTAATAGATGGAAATAGCTTAAACTCGACACCGACAAGTGTTACAGTTTCTGGTGATTCTAAACCCTCTTCTGGAACTTGGGGAGAAACTAGATCATGGACTAATTCACCAAGTAGTCCCTCTGCAGGTCAAGCTGTTTTCCAATCTACAGGAACTTATAATCCTACTACGAATCAGACAGTTTGGGTGGTTCCTTACTTGAGCAATTTAAAAGTTGGGCAACTATCAGCTATTACAGCAGACATTGGTACAATAACAGCAGGGAGTTTAACAGCTAATGTGACTATTGTTTCCAATGGGAATATTAAAGCAAGTGGACAGAACTCTAACTTATCAAGTGTATGGGGAGATAACCCGAATACGAATAGTTATGGCGTAGCTGGAACTTGCAATACAACAGGAGGTACTGGAGTATTTGGTGTTGGGACAGCTCAAGGTGTCTATGGTTCTAGCCCATCAGGAAAGGCTATTTATGGGAATACCGACACAGGGTATGCTGTATATGGTATTTCAAGTAGTTCGTCTGGTGTAGGTGGATACTTCACCGCAGTAACAGGCTACGCTTTGCAAACAAGTGGTAAAAGCTTATTCCAAGAGTTTGATGCTATTACACTGACTTCAGAATGCAGCTCATCTAGCTATTCATCAGGTGTATTTAGAAATACAAGTAGTGGTAAAGTTATTTCATTAGGTGGCGGTAGTTATGCTGCTTACAGTGGAAGTGGTGATGGCAAGATTTATGCTGTAGATGGTTTTACTCCTTTTACTGGAAGCCACAATGGGCTAATACTGAAACGACAGTTTCCAGAAGTAGGTGATATTGTATGTGATGTTGCTACAATATTCAAGCATGATGTAAGCAATACATTAAGTGAAATTGCTTGTAGTTCTGTTGCTAATGATAAAAGAGTTATTGGAGTATTTGTATCAGAAGAACATGATAATCCTCTTGACATTCCTGATGAAGAATGGTATAATTACAAGGAAAAATATTCTTTAATTTCTTTCAATGCAGTTGGTGAAGGATGTATCAATGTATGTGGAGAGAATGGCAATATTGAAATAGGTGATTTAATTGTAACATCCTCTCAATCTGGAAAAGGTATGAAACAATCAGATGATATTGTACGAAACATAACTGTAGCAAAATCCAGAGAAGATGTCAAGTTCGATTCACCTACGCAAATTAAACAAATAGCATGTATTTATATGTGCGGATAATAAGAGGTTTTAGTGAGTAATATTAGAATTGTTTACAACAATGCAGCAGACAGAGCTACTATTACAGCTTCTTCAACAGCAGGTAGTTTAGCAGCTTCTAATTTAAAGACAGATTTTAAGTCTGCTATCTACCGTAGCACAGGAACAACTACAACAATTACACTAACTTGGACAACTGCTGAATTTGTTGGTATGGTGGCATTACCTTTTAGTAATCTTACAAGTCCTGCAACACTTCAAGTAAAGTGCTACACAGAGTCTACAGATGTTTCTCCTGTGTTAGATACAGGTGTTGTTAGTGCTTGTGCAGCAGCTCCGCTAGGAGCTTGGGATTGGGGTAATGTTCCATTAGGTGTTAATGCATATTCGTATGTAGGTAGTGCTTATGGTAGAGCTTGGTTCGAAACAAATGCTATTAAGAAAATGGAAGTGATTATCTCAGATACAACAAATCCTTCAGGATACATTGAAGCATCTCGTATTGTGTGTGGAGCCTATTTTGAGCCAATTAACAATGCAGAGTTAAATGCTCAATGGGCTGTCAATGAGACTAGCACAAATACACGTAATGATAGCTCAGATTTGATTACAGATTTAGGTAGTAAGAGTAAGAAGATTTCTTTCAGTTTGGAACATATGACTCCTTCAGATAGAGCTTCTGTGACCAATATCCTGAGAGGTAATGGTATTGCGCGTCCTGTATTCTTAAGTTTGTTTCCTGAAGACAGTGATGCTAGTCAAGAACAACTATATCAAGTGTATGGTAAATTAAGTCAACAATCTGCTGTGAGTATTGCCTATTGGAATGCATATAGTAGTACATTAGAAGTGGAGGAAAGTTAATGCCTACATCAGTTTTTTATGCAGGTCAAGCAGATTATATCCCTAAGTTGAACGCTTTGTGGGACAGAGGAACAGCCTCATTGTACGGCACAAGTACAGATAGCGAAACACTTTCATTAGGTGCTAAAACCTTGACAACACAGACAGGGTTGCAGTTCTATACGGGCAGTCAGATTACAATTACTTATGCTAGTGATTTGACGAAATATATGTCAGGAGTTGTGTCTGATTATGACTCAGAAACAGGGGTTTTAGATATAAACATCACCTCAGTAAGTGGTAGTGGTACATTTGCAAACTGGACTCTCACTCTGTCTGGTGCAGCAGGAGCTGCTGGTATTGCTGATAATATCAGTATCGGTACAGTTGCACAAGGGGTAACAGCTTCGGCAAATATTACAGGCACAAGTCCTGATAAGTATTTAAACTTAGTGTTACAAAAAGGTGACAAAGGAGATAAAGGGGACACTGGTAACGTAGGTGCTCCTAACGTATTAACTATTGGTACAGTTGCTCAAGGTACTGCTGCAGCTTCTATCACAGGAACAAGTCCATCTCAAGTGCTGAACTTAACTCTCCCAAAAGGGGATAAAGGAGATACGGGTGACACAGGGGCAGCAGGTCTTGTTGCTAAAGGCGCTTGGAATAGCGCAACAAATTATGCACAGAATGATTGGGTTACTTATTCAGGCTCATCTTACTATCGCAAAGTAGCAGGTACAACTGGTACAGACCCTGCAACGGACACAACCAATTGGGGTATACTAGCACAAAAAGGAGCTGATGGTACAGGAGCTGTTTCTAGTGTTACAGCTAGTGCTCCTTTGTCTAGTTCTGGTGGCGCAACTCCTAACATTACTATTGCAACAGCAGATACATCTACTACAGGTGTATTGACAAGTGCAGATTGGAATACATTCAACAGTAAACTTGGAAGTATCCCTAATACAACAGTTTCAGTGGGTTCTTATGGTAGTGCTACACAATCTCCTACATTCACAGTTGGTGCAGATGGTAGGCTAACTGTAGCGAGTAACGTTACAGTTACACCTGCATGGACTTCTGTGACAGGTAAGCCAACGTTTGCAACTGTTGCAACAACGGGGGCTTATAGTGACTTAACAGGCACACCTGCTGCATACAGCTTACCGACAGCCTCCACAACTATATTAGGTGGTGTTAAGGTTGATGGCACAAGTATTACAATTAGTAGTGGTGTGATTAGTGCGTCAGGTGGTGGTATAGTTGTAACAGATGTCTCTACTACCGAGTATGGGCAACTTACAACACTTCCTGATGCTACAACACTATCTGTAGGTCAAACTTATACTTACATGAACAATGGAGAGTTTCCTAGAAGGGTGAATGACTTTAGCGGTAAATTGTTAGGGTTCATTCCTTCCAAAGATGCTTCTATAATCACACTGCAAGATAATTCTACAACAACAGGTGTTTGGTCTTGTAATAACATAGATGTGTTTGCTGTATCTGCACAGTTTAGCAGTCAAGTGGCTCTAGGAGGAGGTACATCTATTAGTGTAAACTTTATTGTAGACATTGACTCTGATAGACAATTATTTATATTCTCTGGTGGTATAACAACTTGTTACGGTATTGTGTACGATAGGTCTAGTAACACGTGGGGAACACCCACCCTCATTAGAAATGCTAATTGTTCTGTGTCTGCAATTTTGTATGACACAAATAAAGTAGTAGTTATTACAAATGCAGCTTCAACTGCAATGGAAGCAGTAATGTTATCTATTTCAGGAGTTAGCATCACTGTAGGAACTGCTGCAACTCAGACAGCGACAGTCTCGCCAACTTTCTTCGGTATTGTTGTTTGTAGCGGAAAAGTAGTCTTAAGCACACAAGAAACTGCTGGTACTCTCAGAGTTATCGATGTTAGTGGTACAACTTTGAGTTGGGCTTCCTCGACTACTTCTGGCACTGGCGCTCAGAAAAGATTATTTAAAGTTTCTGAAACGCAAATACTCACGATTGCATGGAATACTAATATTTATGCAACTCCATTCTCTTTGTCAGGAACTACGTTAACATTAGGTACAGAGGTTAATACAACTACTACAACTAACCCGTTTAGAGCTGTTCAGATGTCTGATGGCACAGTTTTGGTGGTTGCTACTAACACTAATACAATGGCATGTTTAGCTTCAGTGACTTCAAATGTAGCAAATTTGTCGGTGGTTCAAGACGTTATCGCAAATGCCCTATCAAGCAATGTGACAACATTTTTGGATTGGTCAATAATATCTGCTGATAAAATACTAGTAGTTGGTCAAACTACTACAACAGGTTATCGTGCTAATATCATCAGTAAATCAGGAAATTCCATAACAAAAGGCACTGAGCTAACTGTTTCGGGAGCGACTGTTTCAGGAAGTGCTAATTGGGGTATCGCTCATACAACCTCTTCAATTGCTTATCTGCAAGCATCTTGGGCTGGTTCATCCAGTAGAATATCTCTGAATATATCAGGAACATCTCCTACTCTAGCTAAGATTGACAGAGCTTTTGAAGGGACTACCTATAAACCTTTGACAGTAAGTAATTCTTTTTACCAAGGGAATAGTGGGAATATGGGTATTTTTCCAGCAGAAGGTATTCTAAAAACTTCACAAGGGTCTTTAGCTTATTCGCAAACTACATCTGCGCCAGAAGCAACTTTAGTCACATCCAGTGGAATAACCTCTATACCAGCTAAATTTTATAGGGCTTCATTCAACAGAGCAAGAGGAAACAGGTTAAATGAGGAGTGGATTATTTCTGGCTACGGGGATGGATTTACATTGCAGAAAGTTGAGACAAGTTTATGATGTTATTTATCAGTAATAAGTTTTTTGGCAATTTCAGAGAAATTAATGTTGAATCAGAAGGATTGTCCTGTGATAACAGTTTTCTGCCATTCAGCGTTATTGGAACTAACTATGCAATTGAAGATGGCTGGTTTGATAATACAATTGTAAAAACAACAGAAGAAATTAACAAAGAAAAACTTTCTATATGGGAAGATATTAAACTCCACAGAACTAAAATCTTGGATGGTAATTTCTTTCATAATGGACATTGGTTCCATTGTACAGATAAAGATAAGATTGTATTTAGTAATCTGAAATCAACTGTACTGGAGCGTAGACTGGATAGCTTACCACTTAATGAAACTGCTACGCATGACGGTACTCCAGTGTATCTCAAGACAGTCGATAATGGGGCGATTACAATCACCTACGAACAGGTTGGTGGTATTGTAAATGCTTGCACATCTCATGTCAAGAAAACTTACGAGTGTGCAGCATATCATCAGGTTATGTTGAACGCTTCTAACAGTCCCTCCTCTTACAATTGGAAAACAGGTTGGCAAATTCAATATGAGGATGAAACATGAAGATAGCTTTTTATAAAGGTACTAGGAAAGGACTTGCTGGTATTTACAGTAGAGGTGTTCGACTTGTCACAAAAGGCAGGTATTCTCATTGTGAAGTTGTATTTAATAATGGTATGAGTGCATCAGCTAGTTTTATTGATAAAGGTGTACGCTTTAAACGTATTGAGTACGACCCTGCTAATTGGGACTTCTTAGAAATTGATGATAAGTATGAGTTGAACGCTTGGAAGTGGTTTAAAGAACACGAAGGGGAAAGTTATGACCTTCTAGGGAATATCCACTTCCTTTTACCATTTGTAGGGGATGATAGACACAAATGGAGTTGTGCAGAGAGTGTAGCAGAAGCATTACAAATTAGAGACAGTTGGAGAATCCATCCAAATAGTTTGTATGCATTAATTAGTAGTTTTATTGTTGTTAACCCAAAGAAAGAAGATATGAATAAATTTTATATGAGTGCTGATACAGAAACACCAACAGACCCTGATGAGCCAGTAAAAGACGCTGGAGATGGTTTGCCACCACGTAAACCGCCAACGAATCCATAATCATGATTGCAGCTATTCTTATAGTAGCTGCTTTCCTTTTAAATATTAGAGACTTAAAATCTTTATTGTTATTAGGAGTCATCACAAGTATTGTATACGCACCTTTCAGCTATATCGAGGATTACCGTATTTGGTATTTGTCTTGCATAGCAGCGGATTGTTTTATAGCAGTTTTAAGTTATTATTTGAAGTCACAATCTTCTATCATACTCATTCCAGCTTGTGTAGTGTTGGTATGTTCACACATCGCTTCGTGGTTATCTACAAGCATGTTTAATTACCACACAGTAGCTGTCACGTTGGAGTTACTACAAATAATCTCTTTAATCATAACTTCTCCAATCGTCTTATCTTTCTTGACGAATGCCATAATTAAACTAATAAAAATAAGGGGATTTAAGTGAGTGACACTAATATCTGGTTAGCATTGCTGTCTGGAGCAGTTGCTTTTGTAATAGGCTTAGTAAAAATAATATACAATCGAGTTCAACAAGAGCTTGACGTTCAACGAGAAGATATTAAGAAAAAAGCTGATAAAGAAAAACTTCAAGAGTGTGATGACAGATTTATCAGAGAGATAAAACGTATTGAGGATAGACATGATAGAGATATTGAAATTCTTGTAAGTCGTCAAGAAAGAGAAGTGGATAACTTAAAAAAGGATTTAACAGATCAAATGTCTGCTGTCAGAGATCAAATGAGTTCAATGCGAGATGATTTAATGGCTCAAATGAAGCTCATGATGGAAATGATGAAAGGAACTAATAGATGAGTGATATGTTATCTGAACATTTCTCATTAAAAGAACTTACACATTCTGATAAAGCTATTAAGCTTAAGATTGACAACACCCCAACACCTAATGCTTTAGCTTCGTTATACATCTTAGCAAGCACTCTAGAACTTATTAGAAAGGCTGTTGGCAAGCCTATGAAGATTTCTAGTGGGTATAGATGTCCTGAACTTAACGCTGCTATTGGAGGCTCTAAAACGTCAGCGCATTGTCTAGGATTAGCTGCGGATTTTACTGTAGCAGGTATGACTCCAAGACAAGTTGCTGAGAAGATTGTTGCATCTGATATTATTTTCGATCAGTGCATTTTGGAAAATATTTCAGCAACAAATCCTGACGGTGTGTGGGTTCATGTAGGACTCTCTACAACAAAGAACAGACAAGAAGTATTAACAAAGAAAGTTGGAGATAAGAAGTATTACTCTGGACTTATCCACTATTAAATAAAGGAACCATTATGTTTGAAAAATTAAAATCATTCTTTGACTTATTCCGTAAAGGTCAGGAAATCAGTAACGCAGAAGCATGGAAGAAAGGTACTATTTCTGTATCAGCTCTTTCTGCATTCTTATATGCTATTGTAAAATTAACTAAAGGGACACAATATGAAGTTCCTCTCGATGAAGCATCTGTTGAAGCTTTCTCTGGTGCTGTGCTTACTCTTGCAGCTACAGTCATGCACATTATCACCTCAAAGAAAGCTGGTGTATTACCAGCCAAAGCTCCAATCGAGGAACATAGTTATCCCTCCCTCGACAAATAAGTGTAACATAAAAATAAAGCCTTCTATCACTCTTTCACCTTTGCTAGAGGTAATTGAGCAAGAGAAGGCTTTGAATAATACAGAAATTGTAAAAGACTCTTTCAAGGGAATTGATTTTACAATTGTATGTAGAATATAAATAGAGTTTTAGTCTGAGAGGACTTTAGAGAGCTATCCTGAAAAGGACGCTCTCTTTTTTATTGTCTAGTTATTTGCCACTAAAGAAGCCAGTAGCTTTCATAATAGATGTAGCTACAGCAATAGCTTTGTTGAAAGCTGTAGCATAGTTCTCTTGACTCACATCTGTAGCCACAGAAGATACATCTGACAACATCTCTTGCAATAATTTCATCTTAGTAGCACCTTGTCCTTGAGCTGGAATTTGTGTTTCCAATACCTTCATAGCTTCAATTACAATTGGAATGAGTTGTAATACTAACTTAATAATCTGTAAAAAATTCATTTTGATTCTCCTTTAATTAAATTTACTCTCAAGGAAAGCAAAAGCATTCCCCTTCTCTTTTACCACTGCGACTGCCTCATCACTTTTGATAGCTGCTTTAACATACTGTTTAGTGACAGCAGGTTTAAAACTGAAGTCCTTAGACACAATCTTAGCAGCCTTACCAAACTCTTTGGACAACTCTTTAATCTCATTTGTCAGAGCAAAGATTTCTGTATCAGCAGCAATAGCAGCTTTGCGCTTATCTTGCAATTCTTTAATCTCTGCGTCAATTGTTTGCACAGCTTCTAATTGTGCAATGTAGTCCTTCAACAATTCTTGTTTCTTGTTGAGTTCTACTGCACGTTGTTTCAAATCATCAAATACGTTTGTCATTGTTATTTCTCCTTAAAATGTTGTTGGTTTAGCTACAGCACGAGTGAGCTGCATAAAGCCTAATTTCAAATCTTTCTTACCTGCCAAAACCCACCCGTATGCATCTTCACAGGACTCATAATAGTCTTCTGTATCTGGATTGTAATCAAAAACATCAGAAGCTTTGGTAAATTCATCAGCAGCTTTATCTTCTAATTCCTTAACAAGCTCACCCACTTGCTCTGCTAAAGCTTTAATCTTATTCATCAAGTCGATTTCCTCTTGTGATAAGTCTCGATAGCCCTTAATTTGTTTGTGTTGATCTTTCACTTACGTTCACCTTTGTCCATTCAATTCTCCTTATAAATCCTCTGTCATTAACAAGCCATAATTGGCTCCACGTTTTACTACAATAAACTCTGAACACACAACACCTTGAGTAGTTTGTTTCATAAAACTATCAAAGCTATTTCGCATCAGAGAGTATGTTACACCAGTTTTGATGTCTTGTACAATAAATCGTACACTGCTACGTCCTTGCTGAAATCCTTTATACTCTAACGTAGCAAAGAAAGGTTTCATGTCGAGCCAAGTTACTGAGCCATTCTGATACCCTAGATAATCAATCATATCTCCAGACGCATCTACAGGGTATTTACCTTTTGTGTCAGACATCAATTCTCCTTAAAAGTTTCAGCTTCTTTGCGTTCAACAGCTTCATTAACTAACACTAATGTTTCCATAAGCTGTTTGATTCCCCATTTCCATAAAACAATCACAGACCAACCCACTGTAGCTACTACAAATAATCCTCCGATTGCGATAGCAGCAACTAACGTCATAAAATCATACATCACTCATCTCCTTTCTTGTACTTTCTGTACTTATTAGGCTTAAACACTTCTAACCGCTTCTCCCACTCCAGTCGTTGCAAATCACCCATCTTCACTACAATCTTAGCTGTATCAGATGACTCTGTAGACACAAAGAAGTATTCTCCACAATGACTGACCTCTGCTACATATTTAGTAAAGCTAACCCCACTCCCTTGGTCTGGATTACCATTCCTATCTTCATTCAACAGCTTAAATCGAAACTTCTGTGGAAAGTGTGGATTGTTCTTCATAGATAATATCTGATACTCTAAAGCATTGCATTGTTCTATGAACATATTAGCAATACGCTCTTTAGCAATCCTATGCGACTCTTTAAATTGCTCAACGTTTTCAGGATTGCTAAACCACTCCGTTGCTCTCTTGTTCATCTTCAGATTCCTCTATTAAATCAAACAAACCTTTACTAAGTCCAATATCAATTACATCTGGTGCATAATAACGTGCAAACACTTCAGGAGTTCCTCTATGTCTTATTACCAATACAGCAGGAACTCCTTCTACTAATACATGTTCGTAATCAACAATTTCCCCTGTCTCATTAAATATAAATTTCATGATAGACGTTTCCAAAGACCGCGATTGATAAGAGCACACACTTCGTTATATTCAAATAGTGAGAAGTAAATGTCTTCTATAAAGCTAATACGAAATGTATCTGAGTAAGCATCGTATTCTGCTTTACAGAGTTTATCATCTTCATTTGTAAACTTAAATGGTTCAATGTCGAATATATCCATATTACTCTCCTTTGACACACATATTCAAATGTACAGTGTATCCTTTACTTTCAGCTTGACGAATGAGTGCTCTCTGAGCAATCATACAAGCTTCAACTGTTTTGAATGATGGAACTACAGTTGTGGATAGATTTACAGCACTGGCATGTGTGTATAACGAAAATACAAATACTAATGTCCACATACTTTTCTCCTTTAGTGATGTAGAAGCCTACATTGTAGACCTCTACGGTTTGATTGTCAACAATTATTTCAACATTTCTTGAAGTCCTTTAAATCCATTCTGCACATATAAATTACCTTGGCTATCAAAGATTTGAGGAAAGCTGCGAAGACCTTGCGACACAATGAAATCAAAAGAATCCCAATCTTCATCACAATTTTTTACCACAAATTCAATACCACGACTTGATAATAAAGCTTTAGCACTTTCACATGATTGGCAATTATTTTTACTATAGACTGTCAGCATAATATTTCATCTCCTTGTAACGTAACTCTTGACTATGGAAGGAATTTCTCAAAGCCATTGATAAAACAAATAATCTATGTTGATTGTGTCTATCACCCTCATACAGTATCTGCATCTCATCTAGTAGCAGTTCTAGATTTAGTTCTTCTTTGCCGAATTCCTCATCATCTTTTACAATATCTTCATCATCAAGTGCCAATAAGAACACAATGTCTAATGCTAAGTTACTTACAAACGTAATATCACACAAAGTACTATTCTCATAGTTTTGACTCAAATAATTTCCTAGTTCCTTAATACAATGTTCTAACGTGTTATGTGCTTCTTGTGCATCTTTTATCGCGAACAAATCTCCCATATTAATACTCCCATTCTCCAGTTAATGATTGTTTACTATAAGCTGTGATTGTACTTTCAAAGAAGTTACCAAACACGCCATCCCCTGTAATTTCTTCAATGAAAGGTAAAGGATTTTTCTCTACGTTAAATTGAGGTTTAAATCCCATCTGTTGCATCCGAATGTCACAAACAAATCGAATGTAGTCTTTCAAATCTTTCTTTAACAACTTCTCATTATCCTCGATGTTGTAGCACAAGTCAATGAAATCATCTTCAAGTTTTACAACTGTTCGAGCTGTCTCGTAGATTGTTTTCTTGAATTCCTCATTTACAACAGAAGGGTTCTCAGCAACAAATATCTTGAACAACTCAGACAACCCTTGTACGTGAAGCTGCTCGTCAATAATCGACCATTGGTTAATACTTACAAGTCCTGACAACTGTCCTTGACGAGAGAAGTTTAAAAGCATTGCAAAGGACGCGAATAACGAAACTCCTTCTAACAGAATCTGTTTAGCTAAATATTCAGCAATGCCTTTATTAGACCTCATGTTTGATTGCTCAATAAAGAATGTGTGCTTATCCGCCATCTCTTTATATTGCAAGAACTCAGACATAAAAGCTTCTGTGTCATACCCAAGTGTGTCATTTAATCGTTTATACGCTTTAATGTGTGTCACTTCACGACTAGCAAATGACAACAACATCATACGAGCGTCTGCTTGCTTAAATACTGGTAACAGCTTCTCAACATAACCTGAGCATACATCCGTATCTGCTTGAGTGAACAAACGTAGAATCATCTTAACAAACTCTTTACGTTGTGGGGCAATGCTTCCATCTTTCCACTGTGTAACATCTTGAGCCATGTCAGCTTCATCTTCAATCCAATGACTTCGCTCGTGCTTTCCTAACAGCTCTTGCAGTACGTGGTACTTTGGTACAAAAATCTCTGTGGCTTCTGTAATCTTACTCATATTATCCTTCACAACTTAAACATGTTGACTTTGTAGGGTCTTGCCAATCGACAAGAGCTTTACGTTCAATTTTCTGTGCAATGTCGATATTACCCTCTCGTTCTGTTCGGAAGTAGTACAGGGTGAGCACATTAGGACTATGCAAGAACTTACGATGCACAGAATTAACATACTTACGACTACTACCAAATGGGAAGAACAAGTTCAAGCTACTTGCTTGACATACACTCTTACCTCGTGCTTCCGCAATTTCAATCAACCAATGTTGGTCAATCTCCATAGCCGTAGCATACACTTTCTTCTCGTGATCTGTCAAGAACTCTAAGTGACTTACCCGACCTTCATTATCTTGAATACTCTTCCACACTTCATCTGTATCCATATCATGTTTCTTCAACACATTTACAAGATTGCCATTCTTCACTGTAAATGTACCAGCACGAGAGCTTTGTAAGAATACATTACGGAAGTATGGTTCAATACTCGGACTTGTATTTAAGATAGAAGCACTGTTAGAGTTTGGTGCAACTGCCATTAATCGACTGTTACGCAATCCAGTTCCAACCATATCATCAGGTTCACCTCGCTCTTTAGCAAGACGTTTACTTTCTTCCACAGCACGTTTCTTAATCAATCCAAACAATCGTTCTGTCATTGTTACAGCATTGTTTAAGCTGTCAGCTCCCTCTAAAGGAATTCCTTTGTTTTGCAAATAACTATGAAACCCCAAAGTACCTAACCCTAAACCACGTTCAGATTTAGCAGAGAATCGGGCTTTAGACAATGTAGCAGGAGCGTTATCAATAAAACTCTGCAATACATTGTCTAAGAATCGAATCAAATCTTCTACAATCTTTGTATCTTTCCATTCATCAAACTTCTCCAAATTCAAGCTAGATAGACAGCAAACAAATGTGCGATTCTCGTCTGTTGGCATGAGGATTTCTGAACATAAGTTGCTACCGCGAATCTTCAACCCTTTTGCTTTCTGTGTCTCTGGAAGCTTACGATTAGCTTCATCAATCTTCAATAAATATGGCTCACCTGTCAATGCACGATTCTCTAAGATTGTTTCCCACACTTCACGAGCACGTAGTTCTTCATATACACGACCACTGTGAGGGCATACTAACGGGTATGTGCTGTCAGATTCTACTGCTGCAATAAACTCATCTGTAAGATTCACAGCAGAATGGTATTGTTGTCGGTTATCACTACGTCTTTTTGCGTCTCCTCCAGCTTTACGGAAGTTGATGTGTTCTATAATGTCAGGATGATCTACATTGCAATAAGCTGCAATTGCACCACGTCTATTTTGTTGTCGGAAATAACCAATTGCAGAATCCATTACTTTCTGGTAAGGAATATTGCCAACAGCCTTACCGCCTACTCCACGAATACTCAAATGAGCACCTGTACCCCCACCACTCATAGACAACGTTGCAAGCTCTTGAATTGCCTCAACTTGACCTTGTGCTGTATCAGGTACATCAAATGCAAAACAACTAATAGGTAGTCCACGGGCTTTTTCTTCTGCAATAAATGTGCTTGTGTACCAATAATGTTTACCTTGTTTCTCAGGGTCTTCTACCCACTTACCTTTTGCTGCATTACTCAATACAGGACTTGCATACATAAACCAACCATTGTACACATATTCATAAATTCTTTGTGCCAATTCATAATCACCATAACAATACGCTGCTGCAGGTCTTGCTAAAGCCATTGGGATAGTTTCATCATCTCGTTTATAAAAACCATCTAATAATGTTTTTGAGAACTCTGTAATGTATGAAGGGTCTTTCTCGTGAATCTTAATTCCCAAATATTCCATAACTTCCTTTCTATTTATATATTCTGAAGAACGAAACAATAGTATATCATCCATCCTTCAGAATTGCAACAATCTTACACTGCAGGCTTTAAACTTTCTTGCCACTCTTGATAAACCTTCAATCCACCATTCTCCCCAATACTACAGCCCCGAATATGTGTAGCTAAATCATTGAGCATATCAATTTGCTTCTCAACAGCTTTATAACCATCTTCAAAGCTATCTTGATAATCTCGATCATTTTCTACATCTTCATCAGCGTCTTTGCCATAGCTGAAATTACCTCCTTGCAGCTTCTGTAGTTCTTGTACAAGTGTAACGTCCTGTCGCAAATTCGACAGAGTGCGTAATTCTGCTGTACATAAACTGCTATTACGAAACTCCTTGTCATTACGAATCTCGCCAATCAGACGATAGCCAATGACAGGTTGATTCTTGATATTGAGGTGTTGAGATGCTTCATACTTGAACCCCTGAGTAATGTCCATCCCGACTGTGAAAGCTTCTTGTAGCACATCGTAGTCGTTCTTAGGGTGAATTAACTCAGCTTCATTCATGTGTTTGAACTTATCTACTTTAAGAATATCTGATACTGATATTGACATCATATTAATAAGCCTTTCCACCGACAGCTTCTCGGTTTTCTTTTTTGTGGTCTGCACGATTAGCGTTATACTTTAATTTTTCTACAATAGCCCCACCTAAGTCCATGTTATAAGCTCCAGCTAAATCAAAGATACGGATAACAGCATCTGCCAACTCTACTTCTCGCATATCTCGGTGCGGTAGTTTATCATCCATGCTGTCTTTACGATCACCTTCCATTGCCTCAGCAATCTCTGACACAATCAGCATAAGTTTCTGACTAAAACACATAGGATTTGTTCGTGTATCATATCCTTCTTTATCAACCCACCAACCTGCATCATAAGAAGCTTTGTGACAAATATCTACTACATCATTAATTTTATATTTCAATTTAAATCTCCTTGTCCGTTAATTCTTCTACATTTAACACTTGTAAATTGTGTGGCTCCCACTCACTGCCATCGTAAGGTAGGTATTGAATAAGTGTATTTACTGCATCCTCTGGTATATCATTATACCCTACATCTATTGTGCAGAGTACCCTGAATGTTTTATTCACACTATTTCTCCTTAAACATATAACTAAAAGCAGCTTTAGTTTTTATTTCATTAATCTTGCGTTTATCTTCATCTTCCATTGAGTTCCAGACATCAGGTGAGATGTAGGCTTCTTGGATAGAAACTTTCAATCCTTTTCGTTTCATCTCACAAGGACAATAAGTGTCTGTACCAGATGCTCCCATACATGCACATAAGTTCATCACACTTCATCCTCACAAATCACTCTACCCTCTGGGTACATTTTAGCATTGATTGCTTCCCAAGCATCTAATTCTGTTTTAAAACGTCTACGGTCTTGATACCAAATATCTTCCCATACCAGCAAAGCTTTGTATTGAGCTTTGAACATTCCATAGTTTGCAATAATTCTTACTTTCATAACACCTCCTAAAAATTAAAATGAAACCCTTTCATTTGCTCCCTCATTTGTTTCTCTACAGCAAACTGATTATGAATTACACTGATGTCCAAGTCAAGTGATTTCAAGTAACTTAATAAATCTGGTTCTTGCTTATAGTCAATCATTATACCATAGAAGTATTGCTTCACACCTACTGAGAAACCTTTGTCATCATACATTGCAATACCGTCTACAAGAGTTCCAAAGTTTCCTTGTGGTGATAGTGCAATCATACCATTCTCAAGGAATGTAATGTTAAGCGGTAGTGTTCCTAAGGGAGTTGTTATTTGTTGCATATAACCTCATCGAATAAAACTGTATTAAACCCTTTAGAATAACCTACTAAATACACTTCTGAATGCCAACTCCATACGTCAATGAAATTTACTTCGTATGTTTCTCCTACAGTTAAATACTCGTTAGCTCTGTCTTTGCAAGCTTGTAAGCCTTCTTTTGCAGTGTACACTACTTTAGTTCCTTTGGGTGAGTAGATGTTCATTTATTTTCCTTCCCATGACGGTCTGTGTATCCTGCACCCTGAGAGTTTAATTCTTCAATCATCTTCTGACGATGGATTACTGCATCTCTGAATGCAACCATGATTCCTAGTTTCTTTACTGAAAATGATTTTGTCACTTTAGCTCCGTTTGTGAGATTACACCAAGAGGCTCTGACATATAACTCTTTTATCCAATTTTCTTGAAAAGTTACTCCAGTAACACCAGAACTGTTTCTACTATTCATCTTACAGTTTCTAGCATTCTTAATTAACTCTATCACCCTCAAATTGGTTATAAAATTATTCAGAGAATTTCCGTCTCTATGATCTACGAGAAAACCCTCTGGAACTTTTCCTTTGAACATTTCCCAAACAATAATGTGAGCAGGACGTTTAATTCTTTTAACACAATTATACCAATACCCATCTGTACCGATACTACCAGCAGCATCTCCAGATATAGCTATAAAGTTATTGTGATGTTTTGTATTAGTCCTACTGACTTTCCATCTTAAACAACTAGGAGAAGTCTCATCATAATAGAACCAATCATTCCAATTAATCTTTTCCATACTGTTCTTTCAGCCAATCAATAGAGACAAACACAGGGTTATAGCTTCCGTTTTTGACACCATGCTTTAATACCACTCCACGCCAATGCTTGTTGCCCTGTACACCCTTGTAATCTTCCTCATGCTCGTAGTAAGAACCACACTGTAAACCCCACTGTTGCGTACCATCTACTTGTAAGAATCGTGTAGCAACATCTAGCGTCTGTTTGTGCCCAACACTGAACGATTTTCCGATTGTCTTCAGCATTGTGGCTGCATTTCCACCAAGCGGTTTGCCATTCATTACATTCTGTAGATAATGAACGTAGTGTACACCACCAACATTAATTGGGGTTAGAAATGGAATCACCTCCCACCCAAACTCTTCATACTTTAAGTCTGAGATACTTAAAAAGCCATGTAAAGCTGGTGTGGCATCTACATACCGATTAATCCTGTTCTCATGATTTCCCAAAGTCAGAATAAGTCGTGGTTTGTATTTAATCACTCCAAACTCTTCTAACTCTGCTTGTTGTAAGTTGTATAAAGGTTCTAATAAAGCTTCCATTCCTTCGATAGCTGAGTTAATATCTTCTTGCACTCGCTTACCTTCAGCAGACTTCTTACCTTTATCGTACTCGGATAAAGACTCCATGTCAGCATGATCGCCAGCATGAATAATTACATCTGGTTTCTTGCGCACAATATACTGTCCAAGCCATTTCAGGTAGTCTAAAGAGATATTAGGCTTACATTGTGTGTCTGGAATGAATAAATGAGTACCTTCTTGTTTTGTCGAGTCTGTGTCAATTTTGAATACCGATTCATAACTAACTGACTCCTTATCAGCAACAACACTAGCTTGTTCATACATCTCATCAACCCGCTTAACAGCATCAGTGTCATCATCCACTTTATCACGCATCTTATAATACTCTCGCAAGAAATCTGAACACGTGCTTTTTGGCACATCCAATTCTCGTGCAATACCACGCCAAGATAATGCGCCAGTTTCCGCTAACTTGATTGCATCTAATTGCCATTCTTTATTCATACATTCTCCTCATCAATAATACAACCTAATTCAAACTCATAACTATCTAATGCAGTTAACATAACATCATAAACACTGGCTACAACATATGGGTCACATAAATCAATAGGGTGTTGTAATTCTATACTGGAAGTAACTTCCCCAACAGTCCACGTCTTCTTTACCTTGAAGTATTGCTTATCACTCATACACTTACTCCTTTCAAAATAGCCCTAACAGCTTCCTTGCGATTTGGGGCATTGTTTGTATTGTACTCGTTATGCCAATTATAGTCAAGTATGAACTGAACAATATCTTCTTTCTTTTCGTTCTTAAAAATAGCTATTAGCTCTTTCTCCAGTCTAGCATCTTCAAAAGTAATTCCATGACCTTGCGCATAAGTTATAATCCCGTGGCACTCTTTACAGGCAATACGTAACCAAGAGTCATCTACATAGTACAAGTGCTTGGCATAAGCTTCAATGTCCTCTATAGACCGTAGAGAACCTTCATCTCCAATATGATCTACTTCAACAGACTTATCAAATGGAAACTGCTTCCCACAAATCTCACAGTCGATCTTGTTAATCTCTGGGAACCTTTTCATTGATTTAGGGTTAGTGTTCTTAACTTTATACTTCTTAGAGTTCTTGTAATTGGTCTTAATAGCATAGTTACTCCAACCTTTTCTCAAAACTCCACGAAGCCAGTTAAGCCACTTACCTTCAGTCTTCCAAGGATTACCTTCTACTTCCCAAGGGAGGATTTCAGGACGCTTCATAGTTCCAACCACCTTTCTCGTAGCTACTCATACAAGCCTTGTCAATTTCCCACAAATGCTCAGACACTTCTAAAGATATTCCAGCGTTCCATTCTTCAGGCATTGCACATAAGCTCATAGCTTCTCGTTTAGCCATATCTTCAAATAGCATCCATGCAGGTATTACGTTGTTCCAGCTCATTGTTGTCCTTTTAGTTTCTTCAACACATCCGAAGCCACAACAACATCACCATCATAACGTAACATTCGACACATGTCAAAACATTCGTTCATAACATATTCCCAATCAATAAGAATGTCGTCACCTCTCCAGCCTATTACATTCTTAGGTTCAGGATAAAGCTTCTTAAACACTTTCTCAATATTCAGCCAAACTTCTTTATCATTCTTTGATTCATGTAACGCATTGAAAGCAGATACATCAGCCCACTTTAAATCTGAGAAACAGTTAGCAGCATAGTTATCTGAAGTGTCGTTCGAGCATAGTTGGAAGTAGTTGAACATCCTACCATAACCACGTACATCACCTTTCTCGTTACGCCAAAGTTTGCCAAAACAATCTCCGTTAATAATACCTTCGTCTACGCGATTAACATTGAAGAATCTGACAGGGCATCCGTAGAAATCTTTATCAACCCCTGTGACAATATTGTTGGGTTGTTTGTAGGCTTCTTGTACCACTCTATCATCATTCTCAATGTTTGTCACAATCTCTGCATCATATTTCTTTGCGAGGTACTCTGACACATCGTTCAAGAATAGTGCCTTTAAGGAGTCTGTTCTGTTCCCCTTATACTTCATCAGAGTAGATCGTTGCACACGAAAGCTCTCACCTTTACCTACGAATGCTTTATATTGTGTTGTACCTAGATTGTACAGCGCAGCTTCTACCATTGATTTTGCTGTGTGTAGTACATTCTCAATAGGCTCTGGAGTTTGAATATCTGTGATTGTAAAGTCTGTATAGAGCCAATCTTTACCTTGAGCCTTGTTGAATTCCCCAAGCCACCCTTCATCTTTAGACTTCTTACGCCCATACATCTCTGTACGTGTTGCAAATTCAAACTCATCCCCTGTTGTGTTATGCACAGCTTTAATGCTGCGCTTTTCTCCTACAGAAGCGGCTGTATACTTGCACCAATCTAAGTCCAGAATCGCTGTTAGTTTAGTCATCATCATCTCCAAACAATTCTTCCTGAGTAAAACTCTCCTTGATAAACCACTTCAACGCTTCGCTTCCAACCAACTCTCGCACAGCATCGAACATATCTGAGCCTAAACTTCTAGCTTCATCATTGTTCAATAAACCTGATTCAATTGTTGCACGAAACTCTGAAACCTTAAGCTCTAAATAACCACTACACTGAATAACATCAAATTCCATATTCTTCTCCTTATAAAACTAAAAGCCCCCACCCCACGAGGAGCAAGGGCTTTGTCAAGCTACATCAAATAGTTGTTATAATACTAAAACGGTGCTAGTTCATCGTCTGTATCTACAGGAACTTCTTTAGCTTTCTTAGCTGGAGCAGCCTTCTCAGGACGTGCTTCAAGAACTTCTTTACGAGGAGCTTCTGTCTTCACTGGCTTAGAGCCAAACTCATCACCCGCCTTACCACTACCACCTGAAGATTCATACTCAATGAAATTATCCTCTTCCATTAAAACATTCTGCAAACGAGCAAATGTACCGAAGTCATTTGTAGAGATGTAATACGACACTTTACCAAATGAGCCATTAGCAATCAAACGACTTTGACCAATCTCTGTACGATTGCCTTCTGCGTCATCTACAAACACCTTTGGACGGAACTCTTCATCCACTGGCACACCATCATTTGTAGCTTGACGTTTGAGTTTAATGCCAAAGACATTCTTCTCATTCTTCAAAGAATCAGGTACAGGAATCTTGTATTTAGCTTCAAATTCAGAAGATTTAATCTTCTTAGCTGGTTGCTTTTTAAATTGCTCATTCCATTCATCTGCTGTATCTTCATCTACGATAACTTCAATACTCCACTCTTTGTCTGTACTCTGGTATTTTGTATCTGGCTGTCCCACTTTAGCGTAGACGAAAGTACCTTCGATAGTACCATATTGAGATTTTTGTTTAGTTGCCATTATTTAGTTTCCTTTATAGAAATTGCTTATTAGATTTTCGTAGAGCACTTGCCTAAAGACACTACGCTGCCTTGTTAATTCTGGTGTACCGTGTGTGATTTGAACACACGACCTTGGTGTTATGAGCACCCTGCTACTGACCTCTGAGCTAACGGTACAATGGTGACACTGGCAGGAGTCGAACCTGCGACCTATGGAGTAGAAATCCACTGCTCTAAATCCTCTGAGCTACAGTGCCATTGAAACGATATTATATACCACCTAAAAATTATTTGCAAGCTTTATTTCACTTTAATTGCTGTAAGCACCGATGCGTTTCTCAAATTTATTTTTTAATCGTTCATACTCTTTTCGTTCATTCTCCTGAATACGTACTAGGAGTTCCATCTCCTTACGGGATACCTCTTCAACTTCCTCTTTAGTTTGTTCTCGCTCTAATTCAATACAAAAAGATGTGTCGTAGTCCCAACGAAAGAGGAAGTCTATTCTGGCATTTTCATCATACCTTTGCAAAACTTCTACAGCTTGCTTAATCGTCATTGAGTTAATTGACAAATCTTCTGCTAATACTGACTTAATCATTTCTGGTTTCATGCTAGCTCCTTTACTATTTTATTCAAAACATCATCTACAGATTGTCCTAATACATCACAAGCATTAAATTGGAAGTAAATTGGGTTGAGTGAGATACAGGCATCTTTCTCCCACAGGTCAATGTCAGTTATGGTTAGACGTGATAGGAGGTAGTTGTACTTGACTTCTATAGTTGGTTTAGTATTCATCAGGTACTTTCATGTCAACAGTGATATCTGTGTCAAACATTTTTAATCGTTTGTCTCCACGATTTGTAATGTAATCTAATACAATCCCATAAGCTTGAAACACTTTATCCTGATATACTAACTGTTCATTCACTGTCGTATTAGGGATTTTAACTCTGGAAGCATCTGCAAACAACTTAGCACGGACGATTTCTTCCATTATATCTTCATTTGAATGTTTTGTAAAATCAATTTTCATACTTTCTCCTTAATATGTCTGTCATGTAAATATACTGTGAACAATAATAACATTATTGTTAAACTCTAAGTGGAACTTACTTATAGAATTAAACACAGATGTCCAGCTTTTAGGTATATCCTCTCCATTCTGTAAAGCTATCCTCACAAAAGCACTAGGACGTAGTGCAGGATGTTGAAGTATATCAGTGAATACTTTGTCTGTCACAACATACGCACCCTCTGGAAGTTTTTCAAAATAATCTAAAGCATTGAATGTACACTTCTTTAAATTTTCTCCAAGTTCTTCAACATTCATGGCTTCTCCTTCGTAATAAACCTACTATGAATCCACATACCCAACATTGCCCCAAGCCCACTTCCAGTGCCTATCCAAAACACTAACCAACCCCATCCATGCTTGCTAATTACTGTAATAGTCCAAACTTCAAGTGCTCCCATCATTAGAGATACTGGAAGGATTAGCATGTAGTGTTTACCAGCGACTGATAATTGTTGAAATGCTTTGAGTGCAACGAAGCAGAAGCTTGCAAAGAATGCTAGGAAGTACATTGCAGGTGGATTCATTTAAAATCCTTAGCATAATAATGTCTAGGGTTCTTCTCCTTGTGCAACTCCTTCAACTGCTTCACCATTGGAGTAAGAGCCTTGTAAGCCTCTAATTGCCCTGTACACAGTGGTCGATCATCAATCAATGTACCTGCTGCTTGTGCTGATAAAATGATGTCACAATTAGCTCCAATCGCGCCAAAGTGATTTACACCATCGACTTCATCCACCACTTCACCCATCTTAATCTTATCAAGGTGACGTTGAATAGCATCTAAGTAGATTGACATAACAACTTCTGTTCCAATGTAGTTTGCCAAACCGTACTTCTCAGCTCCGTTCAATTTTCCAAGGGCTACATGAGCTGAAAACAAAGGACTAATCATTCCCATTGGGAGTGCATGTGAGCCTATTTGTGCTTTGGGATTCACTGCGTTAGAGTTTACTTCCACTTGCTCAGGTGTTCCTGTTCCAAAATTCTTTAATAACACAAATCCTTGACTTTCCAAGTATTTCTCATAAGTAATTACCTTTGAGTCATATTCTCGCACATAGAATCTCTTAGGTGAATATTCTGGATGATCTCCACCAATAGATATACAACACTCGTCTGTGTAAGGTAGTGATTCAAACTTATTTTTAATACCACATTCAAGAAACCACACTTGATTAGCTTCTTCTACTGTATCTACTCGTACTACTGTGTCGTAATTCATAATTCCTCCTATTAATTCCAACTACGGTGACGTTCTTTTACAGATTCCAGACCATCGTAATCGTCAATCTCCCACTCGATACCATCTGGAATTTCTACAACTCTTAACTCAGCATGATCACCACTTGCCTCATTAACACCCAGAGACTCTACAGCTTCTACTAATAGGGGATCATTTCGTTCTGTCTCGTGGAGATATCCATAGAATTCTTTCTGACTCAACATTTCAATGGCTTCCTTACTACCACGATTTGCCATATATTGCACAGCTTCTTTTGATAGTGAGAAGCCTCCAAAACACCGATTGATAACTACTTTCATAATTTCTCCTACTTTATTTAAATAAACTTTTAATGTTCTCACAATCTATCAACTTAGGAGTGCGAATCGGATTGTTAGAGTATAACTCAAAGTACATCCGTTGCTTTGCAAACAGCCTCTGTTCAGGTGTAACTTCTTCGTAAGGTACATTGAATAATTCTGATGCATGTTGTCGGTGCAAGTCTATATGTTCACTCATAATTCCTCCTTCTGTTTAGTTAATAAATGACATTATAGAGCGTTTTCATGGGTGTGTCAAGCAATATCAATGACATGTAGCCCAATTCGTCCCAATCATGTAACCTGCTGTCAGTTCCACATTCAACTTGTAATACTCTCCAGCTAGTCTTACAGCTTTAGTTGCAAGCTCCCCTGCACGATTATATGCTACATAGTACATCTTATCTGTGTGCATGACATCACTCCACACTCTGTCAGTTTGTGCCTCTTTAAATGCTTTAGCAGCAGCTTCTGCCTTCTTTTCGGCTTGCTTTCTCAACTCTTTATCACTACCTTCATACTCTATTTTAAACGTCTTAAATTCAACGTCAGAGCGTCTTACCTCGTACTGCGCTTCGTCCTTGTAATTGTACACTCGTTACGTGTTTCGTTATTTTCATAACTAATTGGACTATATCACCACCCTGACAGGGTGCTCACCGTTTCGAGTTCACTTGAACCCTACTCCATCTCTGGATAGTCTCTGGGCATTTAGGAAGCAAGCTTCCATTTAGCACAGTGGTTAGCGTAGCTCCCGCCTTAGCTTTCCCTGTTTAGATGAGTTATCATTTACAGATTACTCTGTAAAGCCACAACAATGTTTATGGTACGCAATAAGCTGTTGACAGAAGTTTTTATTCTTCCAATCGTCCTTAAAGAAATCCACACTAAGCCCTTCATCCTTCAGCATCTTATCGTGGAGCACCATCGCACGTTTGGCAGCAATAACACCACAACTTTGAAACTGACTATTAACTACATTTCCTTTAGATCGAATAGGTAGCTTACGTCCATCAATACCGAGTAAGAATTTCTTCTGCCCAGTAGTCTCCCAATACTTCTGCATGTTCTCTTTCAACTGCTTTAGAGGATATGCTTGAGTCCAGAAAGCATTAAAAATAATATTACCTGTTTCTAAGTCGCAACCTACTGTCTTCGCTACTCGCTTTGGTTGAGCATTATAACTGCAACCGTACTTTACATTCTTAGCTGTTCCACGAGGAAATGGTCTTCCTAGTAATTCAGTAATACTTGCAGCAAGCACAGAATGACAGTCATTAGGTTTCTCTGCTGTCAAGCTGTAACCGTACTCCTTGCCTCCTTCATACTTGTAAACAAAGGAAGCTTCAACTTTAGCCTCAAGGCTGTCGAAATCAAAAGCCATCTGAAGGAACCCGTCTTTAACATCCACTCCGAACAAACTGCGCATCTCCTTACCATAAATACTTGTCGTTCTGCTAATATTTGCAACTTTACGGTGCTTGAACCTAGAAGTCCCAGCTCCGCAAGTATCAGCAGGTGTTGGAATCCTATGATCTAAGTTCAATCGCGGCTCACTTAGAAAACCCTTCTCAGGCTCTTCGTCATCTGCGTCAGGGTCTACACCTCCTCCAAGAATACTGTTACGTCTGTGAGTGTACGTGAAGTAATCAGACACCAACTTAGCATGAGGAAACTTATCAGCAATCTCTAGCAAGTTAGGGTCAATCTCTTTCTCTTGCCCTACTGTCAGTGTCGGGTTAGTATAAACCTTCAAAGGACGTGAGATGTCATGCTTCATTAACTTCTCTCGCAGCTTCTTAGGAGTTGTCTCCAACTCATCACAACGGTCTTTACAGAAAGGACTACTTAAAGTCTGCTCTACGTACTTCTCAACTGCTGCTTCAAATTTCTCTCTACTAATCTTTTTCTTCTTTGAGTCACAAGTAAGGTCACGCTCCTTGTACTGCGTTGGAACCCATTTAAATTCTTGCACTAGCCACCCTTTAATGTGAGAGCTGTCTGCTGCACTGCTACTCAACTTACCAGCTTCGGTTGAAATTAAAGGCTCACATGGAATTGGTAATGCCATACTCTTATCAAAGATTGTTGCTACCCACTTTCCATCTACTTCCTCTAGAGTTCCATTGTGCTTGCTAATAAAGTTTTTAATGTGTGTACTAGGTTGCCCACTTTTCAAGAATTGAGTATTAGGTGGAGTGTACTCTTTCTGCTTCGTCTTCGGTAGAGACTTAGGTGGAATAAGAGGTTCAACAATGTCACGTATTGTATCCATCTTTTCGTCTAAATCTCGTACACAGTCTTCGGCTTTATCTTTATCAAACCAGAAGCCTCTGTGCTGTTGTCGTGTAATGATTTCAGCAACAGCTTGTTCCAACTTAAAAGCATCAGTCCAATTCCAATCACCCCACTCTTTCATCAGAGCTTTATAGACTAAGTGATTAACTTCTACGTCTCGAATGTTATACACAAGCATTTCTGGATGGTACTGTTTAAATTCATCTCCGTCAGAAGCATCCTTTCCAATCAGTCCCATCTCAATAGCCTTGCTTCGCCAGTCAATCTTCTCAAGTCCTAGTGTCTTACCCCAAGCATCAATACTATGACCTCCATAGCGGTCTGGATTAAGAGCTTTTGACAAAATTAGGGTATCCCATATCTCTACAGGCTTACCATCTATCTTGTCAATGTCTCCTATTTCGTAGTCAATACCTAAGTACAATTTAATAGCCAACAAGTCAAAGTTGATTTGGTTGTGAGCAATAACCATTGTAGCTTGTTTAAAGAAAGCTGGAAACTTAGTTTTCACTTCGTCTTCTACGAATGTGTAAATCTTGCCAGTGTCTATGTCTTTAGCAGCTATACAGTGAATCTTAAACGTGTCTAAGAGTTTGTAAGGGCTGCTAGTATAGTCTACACTCGTGTGGTCGATGAAGCCATTGCTCTCAATATCCCATACAATTCTCATAATTACTCCTTTATAAATCCATAGTATTTAAGTTCTGCTTCTTCTCTTGCTTTTACCGCGCTATCATAACTGTGGAAAGTCCCTAAGTGGATTAACTTGTCCTCTGCACCAATAGCTGCAGTCCATGTGTTAGGTTTTACACAGTATACTCCTGTCCTACCAGATGTATTATTTATTCTGATATTGGTATTGTAACCCTGCATATTTTTTGAGTCCCAGACACAATTTTCTTTGCAGTAGTTTCCATTGCAATCTTTTCTTTCTATAGTAAGACCTTCTGGGCAATCACCCATGTCTTTGTAGAACTGTTCAAAATTATTTAACCACTCATCACATACTTTAATACCTCTTGCTCCGTACCTGTGATAATTATCCTTATTAGGGTCATAACACCTTTGCTTCATTGCAGCCCATATTCCATACTCTTTTGTGCCTGTCTTTCCGTGTGTCTTATTTACTTCTCTAACAACTTCATCTCTAAAACATCCGCACGAAGTTGTGTGCCCTGAAGTTAATGCTATAGTTGTAGGATAACTGGTGTTACCACAGTCACATATGCACTCCCATTTAGTATTAGCAGCTCCTGACTGTGAAACTCTCTTTACCACGGTTAGGCGGTTAAACTTATCCCCTGTAGATATTACTGCTTTCTTCTTAGACTTTAACGAATTATTACGGATACTCTTGTAGTCCGTTATGCGTGTTACGCCTGAATCAAGAAATTGAATCTTAACACCTCCAGTTTTTACGCTGCAACTAATTATCTCTAGTATAACGTAAGATTCGCCTCCGTTTGTTATTCTAATATCGCCTACTTTAAAACCCACTATATACTCCTTGTGTCAAAATATAATTATAGCATATTTAGGATGCCAAGTCAACTGTATTATCGTAACTTAATTATTCATTATCCAAATTCCCAAGCAAAAGCTCTACCAAAGGCTCTAACAACTCCTCAGCAGCTTCTTCCCAAGCTTCGTCTAAAGAACTTTCATTACCATAAGTGTAGAATACCTTTTGTCGAAATTCAAAAGCATATCTAGCAGAGTGACAACCTAATCCAAAGTTAGTAGGTGCTTCGCTGATAAACTTAAGTCCAAGTGCTTCTGCAATATCTACTTTAGTTAGTTTCATTATCACTCTCCAATAGTTTAAGTAGAAGCGTAATATTACTCGCTAAATGGTTTCCATCAACAGAATATCTCTGAGAAGGAGGGATGTTGTCATTTTCTTCGTATTTTGAAGTTTCTTGCAAAGAAAGCTCCAAAAATTGCTTAATTTGTTGTACGTTCATTTCTTCTCCTCAATAGTATAACACATAAATTCCATATAGAAAGCTTCTACAAGAAAATAAGTAGCTTTGGTATAATTGTCTGTGTATGCGTAATAGGCTCCAGAGAATAAGCAGACAATGTTTAAGATTTTGAATAAGTGGTACATTATTTGTTGTCCACTAACTCAAAATCATTAATCCATCTCCCACGCTCTACACCCAAACGCTTCATGACAACAGCCATTACAGCGTCTTCAAATTCTTGTTGTGATGAGAATACAATCATGTCAGGAATTTCGTAAGACTCTTCAAATCTCGTATGCTCAAACCATCTATTTACACCTTCATCAGATCGTATCATGTAGTTCAATCCATCGTTGTGCAATACTTTATAGGAATTATCGCTAGTTAAATCGCCATCCCAACCACTACTATCAATACACTTCACGTATTTAGCCATTTTGTTTAGCCTCCTTAATTAACATTTCCAAGTGAGCTGCCATGTCTTCGTAGGTATAATATTTACCAGCTTTTTCATCATCCGTATAGCTGGTCGGTTCTCCAATATCCCTCATACCCTGATTAGCAAACTCCAAAGCTTTCTTCAACATTTCCTCTGCTGAGGGTTTTGGAGGCTTACATTTCGGCATAGGAGGGTAGTGCGTAGGTGATGGCACAGAGAATTCCAATGTGGCTCTATCATCATGTACACAAAGATCACCTCTGTCAGTATCACCTATACTGTGTAATTTATTTACTTTCATGTAGTCCATGTCAGTTAATCTCCTAGTCTAAAATTGTTTTAGCCATTGCATCGAAGCTTCCATAATACGTCATCTCAGGAAACTTAGCAAGAATTTTCTGAATATATTGATGCTCATTGTTGTAAATGTCATTCGTTTTGTAAATAGCTTTAAACTTCACAGAACGTAAGAAGTCTTTACCGTAATGAGCTTTACCATTCTTCCACCAAGCTTTACAAATACTCAAAGGAAACTTATCTATGACACTGTTCCACGTTGGCTTACTCATACGCATAAGTTGTACCTTAACACCGTGAATAGAAGTTTCATACACAGCTTTTAGGTAAGGATTTTTCTTATACCACTCTGGGATATTCCCTCCAAGTTTTGTCTCAGTGATTTCAAAACCAGCTTTCTTTAACATATCTTCCATACGATACATAGTAGAAACTTGTGGACAATGAAAGAACAAGTCAATATCAGAAGCTTCTTTATCAAAGTACCAATCACGCACAGCTCCTCCAGCTACGATGCTGTAAGGGTCTATTAAATACATCATGTCAAGTGCTTTGTTGGCTGCTTCTTTTTGTATATCTATTGTATTCATAAAATCTCCAAAAGTCTAGTATTATTACGATAGTATTCTGCTACCCACTCTTTAGGAATCTCTTTACCAGCTTCCAAATAACGTATCACAGCTTCTTGTATTTCTTTCTGACGATGTTCTAAAACAATGAATTCTGGTCGTAGTCCTAGTGGTGGCTTCTCAACTACGTCATTTGACAAAACTTCCTCAAATCTCTCTTTAAAGAATGTAGACTCTTTGCCCCCATCGTCAACTATCCAAATACAACCTTGATTTCCTAAGTATGGTTTGCTCTCTTTGTAAATCTTACCTTTTGTGATAAGACCTTCGTGAGTTTCTAGTGCTTTAAATTGTCGCATATCAATCCTTCTTAACTAACATTAATAAATAACTATCTCTACTATCATTCATCCTAATCTCCTCTTTAATAGCCTTCTGAATTGCTGCTAATTGTTTGAGGGATTTGGAGTTCTTTTGAACACTCTCTAGTTTCCTAGTTTTGTCTGCGTAGAGAGCTTTAAGATACATAGAGTTATCTCCAAGACATAAATCTGAAATCTCCATGTTAATCAATCTGAGTTTATCTTTTAATACACCTTGATTATATGTTAACTCGTTAATAAGCTCTTTATTCCTTGCAAGCATTGATTGTAATATGCTAGTTTTCATTTGTTCTCCTTATTTATTAAACTCAGGGAATATTGTAGCGAAATATTCTTTGATTGTCAAATTATTTTGTCCATAATAAACAGTATCACCACTCCTACTGCTTGGTGCAAAGTATCTCTGAACAGCATTAATATAAAAACTGTATTCATGTTGATATGTGGTATCCCAATCCTTTACGAATCGCTTCACATTTAATTGTTCTAGAGCAAGGTTATCGAATGAGACAATATCAAAAATCTTAAACAACTCGTGTATTTGTCTGTACCATTTACGATGCGAAGCAGAAACAATTTTGACTTTACCTAAATTGAACCCAAAATCTTTCTCTCCTAATACAAGAATCTTCTTAACTCCATTGTCACGTAATTTCTTAACATCTTCGATGTCATCAATACCAGCAATTACGTGCACAACCATGTTAGAGTATTGCGTCAAAGCTACTGGAATATCTCTCATACCTTTACGATAACTGATACCTAAGCCTTTTACAGCTTTACTGAGAATTGCCAAGTGAATGTTGATAATATCTCTGTGTACCAACCCTTGATTAACTGTCAGATTCACAACAAAGCCCTTATCTCGACATTTATACAAAAACTTAAGTAATTCATCTGTAACTTCGTTAGCTCCAATAGCAAGCTCTATGCCAGATGGAAGGTTTTTAAGAACTTCAAACAACTCTGTAAGATTAGCATCACTACCATCTGTTGTTGCAGATTCATGACAGAATCCACAAATAGCTTTTCCTGTAGATTTGTTCAAACCAAATGCGCATTTCTCTGACACTCGTATATCAATGTTTAAAGGATATGTAAGTTTAATATCTCCCTCACACTCAATAACACGAGTACCATCATTGTACAATTTAATATCTGCGTTTCCATTTTGGTAGTGATGTAACAACATTATTTCTCCTCTCTCTATTAATGGTTGTCGTTGTCAGTTTCAATCCAAGAACTACTATCAAAGATAAATGACTTCAATAATGATTTATCTTCAAAAATGTAGTGCAAGTCAGCACTTTCTACAGATTGGTGGTCAATATACCCGTAGCCATCGTTCCATTTCTTCCCAAATACTTCATGCGTTACAGCACCAGCTCCTGTGTGCTCACATACAACCTCTTGCAAAGTTTTTATAAACTCATCCCTCTTGTCTCCACTCCAATCCATCGCATAAATGTAAGCGTATGCTAAACGAGCTTCGGGATATGAATATGTTTCTTGACTCCAACCAAACTCATGAGAATCGTCTACAATAATTAGATTATCCTCATTTGGTGTGATTCCATCGTAAGTTCCACTTGCACCAATTGACAGACTGTGGCATGAGCTACTGTTTGTTTCAAATACTCCGTGACGTACTAATTTCATTATTTTCTCCTTATTTCAATTCTTTAGGAATCTTGGGGCAGTTATTATGTTCCCACCATTCACTACCGTCATATTCTCCACGACTACTCCAAGTACCACCTACATACCAGATCGTGCCATATAACTCTTGTCCACCAAACCCTGAGTCATACACAAAATCTAAAGAGGACAAGAATTTCTCGTAATCTTCGTCTGAGTAACCAACCTTCAATCGACATACATCTATGTCTTCATCGTCGTAGATGTAGCCAATCTGTACTTCAGCAGCTTTAACTATCTTCTTGGAATCTTTTATGTGCATTAAAAACTCTTCTTTAGCATTTTTGTCACTCATTATATTCTCCTCAGTCTGTCACAACAATCTTCAAACCATCGAACCCATAAACTGCAGGGAATCTATCCATACAGTCACTAGAAACCACTTTTGTAATGTCTGTAATAGTGATGTTCTTTGGAGTATATCCTAAGTCTTGAATAACAAGTTGCTTTAATTGCTCCATGTTTAAAGTGAATGTTTTAGTTGTTCCTACGCTATTTAAAATTGACATTTGTTTTCTCCTTTATTCCGCTAATAAATTCATCTGCTTAGAATACTTCAAAACACGCTTCATGTCAAGTCGTTTCAAGCTTTCATTTAAATTGCATTGTGTGTCATGCATCTTGACAATCTTGGCAAGAGCATTCCCTTTCACCTTAGCAATGTAGTCTTCGTAGCTTTCGTCAGCTACTTTTGTAATAGCTCGCACAGCATTAACAACATTATCTTCAAACAATCCGTACAATACATCTAAGCTACAATTCGTATCTTCAAGAATATCATGGAGAATAGCAATAATTGGGAGTCTGTCGTCAACGTGACAGCTCACACTATCTGCTACAGCTAGTAGATGCACAGTATAAGGCTCATTGCCATACTTTTGTCCAGAGTGAAATTTTGTTGCGATTGTTAGGGCTAGTTCGTAGTCTGTCATGATGTCTCCTGTAAATTGAACAGACTCTACTTTATAGGAGTTGGTAGAATCTGTCAAGAGGTTTGTTTAGAATGTTGCAGGGTTGGCTTCCAAATAATCATCCAAGTCCCATAACTTATGCTTCTCATTCTCATAGTAATACTTACCAACAATTCCAGTATCTCCGACACCACGTGCCTTAGATAACTTCATTAATGTTGTATTCTTATCTAAATCAGAATCTGCTTCTTTATCTCGCATAATAATAATGTTGATGCCACCAGATTTGAAAATAGTAGAGCTTCCCATAATATCTTCCTCTGATAAGTCTGCACCTTTAGAATTAGCCTTCTGTCCTTGTCCATTCTTGCGAACGTGATTTACATTGACAAACATTACTCCTGTCTTCATCCAACCTTTCATCCAACCCATGAACTTCGCTTGTTCATCCTCTCCAAGCATATCAAACACATCTTGCAGTGGGTCAATGATAATTATCTTACAACCTAGACTAACAATCAAATACTCGATACGATCTTTCATTGTTTCAGCTTCAGCATCAAGAATGTAGAAACGAGGGTTCCCATCACTGTCATAAAACAACTCATCTTGTAATTGAACAATATCTTCTGAGTCAATGAAGTTAAGACGGTCTTCTACTGTCTCAAATAAATTCATTTTGACTTCGGCGTAGGATGACAGAAGATTTACTCCATACTCACCATCTCCCGTTTCCATTGGGACAATTCCAACCTTACTATTTTCATTCATAATCCAATGCAAGATCATTGCATCTACATAAGTCGATTTTCCAGTACCTGAGGCAGAAATTAGGTTTAGGATACAAGATGCTGGAATTCCTCCTCGTAGCTTCTTCTGTAACTTGTGCATAAAAGGTGGAAGCGTAATACGAGGCATACTCAGAAACTCTCGCATTTTATCTTTGATGTCCGTACTAGCTGTTACACCTGAAGGTACATACTTCTTAGCTTTCAAGAAGTCTTGGATAAACTCTTGTTGCTTGCCAGCTTTAACATAATCATCAGCATCCTTGTAACGCATACGCATCACCCAAGCCTTACCTTTAGGTAAAACTTTAATGATTTGTTCTGTAGCTTTCTGTCCAGCTTCATCTTCATCCATACACACAATAATCTTCTTGAATTGATTAAAGAATTCATACTGAGCTTGCACTTGCTTGTGTGCTCCGCTTTCTCCTAGTGTAGAACATACAACTGCAGTTGTTTCATACTGCAAAGCATTACGTTGTGTCTGATTGTCCAAAAGCATTTGATATGTGCTCAAAGCCTTCGTTTCACCTCCTGTAATGATACAAGTGTTTGTGTGTGTCTTGAAACGGAATTGAAACACCATATCGCATTCCTTCCCAACCTGTCCTACAGGATGTGAGAAATCTTTGGGGAATGTGCGAGTGCGATAACCTGATAATTCCCCGCCAATTGTTGTTGGAACATATTGCTTAACAGGCTCACCTGTCTCTTCATCATACGAATAACGCACTCCGAAGAAATTGTTTGTGGCTGTCTTAATACCTCTGTACCCTTTACCATCTGTGCCAGTGTATCCCTTAATACGTTCATTCTCTTCTGGTGTAATTTTCTCTCTTGTACTCACTTCACTCTCCTCATAATAATCCTCTTCCTCATCCCATCCCATAGCGTCACGATGCTCTTGACTAGCAATAGTCCAGCCACAACTCCAACAGTGGGCAGACTCTGTACTGGCATAGACATGTAAATTGTTTCTGGAATTATCTCTGCCTTCTCGTATACAACGAGGACAACCTGTTTTGTGCTCTCGTGTTAAATCAATTCCATACTTCTCTGCTATTGCTGACATTATCTCTCCTCAACAAACGTACCAATATCCAATTCCAACATCGTCAAGAACATGTTCATCACTGAATAAGAAATCTTCAGCTTCATCTCCTAGTTCATTTACAGACCTGACTTCTATGAAGCTACCTCCGTAAGTGTCTCGCACAGATTTTGTTGACAACATTTCATATACGTAATATTTCTTGAAGCCCATATTCAATAATCCCCCCATCGTTCTACATGCCATCGGTGATATACTCCAATAGGTTCCTTCAGTGTTTTAGCAGTCCTTAACTTGCTTCGCAAATATGCATAAACATCGTTATCCACAATATCCGCTAAAAATAAGTGTGTAATTTGCATTCCACCCCACTTACCGCAACATTCATGATGATTTATTGGAGTAATTCCAAACACTATTGTACCAAGACTTTTATAAATACCTTCACACTTATTAGTCATATTAGATTTTATTTTTACATACGCTTCCACATTATGCACAAGAAATAGTATATAAGCATTCTCATCATTGTCTACAATACTCTTCGCGTATTCTAACATCTCTTCAGTTGTTTTCATAAACTCAATTCTCCCGATCATCATAGACATCTTCCAGATTGCAACCCGACATCTTTGCAACAACTTTCAGTCTACTGATATATCTGTTAGCTTTATATAAATTCTCTCTTTGAGTTTCTATGATATTTGAAAACATAGCTATCACACCAAGACAACAAATTAACCAGACACTTAACATGAATATCATATTATCCCTTTCCTCATTATTTCTCCTAATTATCTTCACAAGGTATTCCATCTATCAGTAATTCACGCAACTCTTTCAACTCCCTCTCGTCAACTATCAATTGTCGAAGGAGTTGCTTATCAACTTTCTGATCTTCTCCTAAAGCATTAGCACGCTCCTTGATAAAATAAATATAGCCAAAACTGGTAAAATCCCCAAGAGATTGATACTTCTTCCATAGGATTTTTAAATCATTTCTACGCTTTGCAATCCTACTCTGCAACACACTCATCAACTTTAATTTTGACATTCACAAGCCTCCAATGTAAATTTAACATCCTTGCAAGCATCTTGATATCCAACAGCATATCCTGCGTCGAAAGGAGATTGTAGCATCTTTAGCAGAGCTTTGTCAACTTTCTGTTCGTAGCCTAGTTGTTGTGCAGTATCTTTGTCAATTGTGTAGAGACGCTTATACTTCTCGTATTCTCTCCAGAAGAATGTGATAACAGCTTTTCTCTCTGCAATCCTACTTTGTAGTGCGCTAATTAGTTTTTGTTTGTTCATAATGAATACCACCAATCTCCACGTTTAACTCTGCAACCTACTTCCCTGCCATAAAACACCTTCTCACTAGGATTTTCTTTCTTGAAAGCTTCGCAAGATTGTTGTTGGTAATTGTAGTCTCTTTCCTTCTTCAAATAAAAAGAGTATTCCATACTTCCGATTAATGCACCAGCAAGCAACACCCCTGTCAATACCGCAGATAATATAAATTTGTTTGTGCTGTCCATCATATATCCTCCTCAAAACACTTCCAATATTCTTCTTGACTAACCCATAAGAAATCGTCAGTTGCGATGTATCCATCAAAAAGAATATCTAACTGAACACTCTCAGGATTCTCAAAATCCTTGGTATCCTCTTCGCCTTCATAGCAATAGGCATTCCCATTAGGTGCTCCATCTTCGTCTAATGCTGTCCATTGGTACTCTGCTTGTATTTCTCTAGGTTCAAATCCTTCCATATCAAAGCAGGAAGTTTTTCTCAACCAGATAATATCCTCTTGATGTTGCGGCTTCTTCTCAGAAATCTTGTAAAACGTAATTGTTACTGGCATTGTACATTCTCCTCAATAAACCTGTCATACTCATCAGTGCCAAACTCAAGTACATAATAGTCATCACTCTTCCAAATACTGTCGTACCAATCTTCACGATACATCCAGCTACCGTCTGCCCACACAAATATATCTTCTAGACTTGTCATAGGTTATTCACTCATGTCAGTTTCAGAGCGCATACTAACAAATCTTGGGAAACGAGGCTTATCTTTTACTCCCGTATCCATACTCTCATATTTAATAAACTTCCCAATAATCTCAGAAGGATTATTCCAGTAATGCTCTCTATCAGAATGTTCCATTTTACCAGCTCCTACTGTAATTGTGTTACCTGTTGCAACATCTTTACAAATTAAACTTCCAACCATACCTTTGCCAATTTTATTTTCTTTATGAGAACTACGTTCTGTATGCCCAAGTTCATTCACTTTAGCTTGGTTAAGGTTTTGCATAGCTTCTGTCAATTCTAACACAATAGCCTCTTTATCTGAAGATGGTTTTAATCGAAAGTAAGAAGCTTCTTTCTCAGTTGCTCTTCCGTTTTTGTGTTTACCAATACAACTACGACCAATCAATCCTTCATATCCCTCTTTTAGCCATTCTTGGTAATTACTCTCAACCTCTTCTTTATCGTTAGCTATACGATAAGGTACTACATAAATGTTTTGAGAGTTCAGTCCTTTTTCTGCAACGTAATCATTCAGCAATTTCCAGCGAGTTTCGTAAGGTAGATGAATAACATCTCCTCGAAGGAAGTCAAAGACAAACCAAGTAGATTCATCTCCACCTTCTATTGTGTTTACTAGACTTGTTGTTAGATTACACAACAATTTCTTCTTAGGGTCGTATCCAGCAATAAGCTCACCGTCAAAACCTGAATACTCTTCTTTAGAATATTTCTTAGTTAATGCTCTGTTGTCGAATTGTTTAAGCGAACGTCCAACTGAGTTTCCGTTAATATTCAACATACGAACACCATCAATTTTTGTCATTGTGATTGCTGGAAATTTCACTTTATCAAGATTTCCGTCACAGCATAAATGCGGTTTAAAATTGCTCATTAACAATTCTCCACCCAAGGTTATTATTTATTTTAAAAACTGCTCGTGGTAATTCAGAAAAGTAGTCCTCTTCCCACACAATACCATCAGAGTCTACCATATATTCATCTTGATAAGGTTTTTTCTCTCCTGTTTCTTTATTATAGAATTCAATCTTCATATCACCCTCCAAAATAAATACAATCTTGAGTCTCTGACTCAACAATTTCAAATTCCATTAAAATGTCTGGCAAGCTCTTGCCGTTTTCATTTACACGTAACACCGTCAATAGATTCTTACTGATATAAAGTGTTGTTGGACGTTCACACCAAGCTCTCCAATAATCATTATGCTTCCTACTGAGTTCCTTGGTAATTTCATACTTTGTCATATTCTCTCCTTATGTAATAAAAGCCTCAGAACGCTCATAATAAGACATTCCAAGGCTTCTGTCAAGCATCTTTTAAAGAATTACAAACTTACTTTCATATTCCTCAGCTTCTTCTTCGTAAGAAGTCCAATCCTCCCAAAGTGAGTGGCTTAATTCATTAGTGTATGCTACAGACGGAGTAGAAGTTTTCTCAGGGGATTGTCCGTGGTCGCAATAGGAATATACTTCTAAATCTTGTGGCATTTCTTTCAGTAATTCAATTAGTTCAAAAACTTTCATGTTGTTCCTCCTTTATAGCATTCCCCATCAATTGTTTTACGATGTTGGATAAATCCTTTGAAATTACCACTCCATAAATTACCACAACGATCTACGTGAGAGATACCTTTTTCCCATGTGCGAGAACAAATAGGTACATTTTTTGCAGTTTCAAAATTAGACACAGTGTTTGCAATAGGCGTTGCTTGGTGTTCCAAAGCAGAGCTATGCTTACGTTCATCACCTACAAGACGCTCATACAATTGCAAACACTTCTCTAAACCGTAGTCTTCATTGCGATAAGATACAGCAGCGCAACGTGCAGCAGACACTTTGATTGCGTCTTGTAAACTAATTCCTTGAAATAAACCTTTAACAACTTCAATCTCGTAAGTTTGTTTGCCATCTTCTGTGTAGTATTTTGTATCAACGTAAGGTAAGTGCCACTCTCCAGCTTTCAACAACTGAGGAGTGCTATTGTCGTAAGCCTCTTTCATCTTACGTGCAAGCTCTGCAATTGTAGGGTCTGCCATAACATCATCTCTAAGCCAGAAGAAGTTGCTATACTCTGTTGCTGACACAATAGCTTTAATCATTTGAAATGGTTCAGTCAAGCGATTGTAGATTTGCTTATGGTATCCGTAATCCTTGAGACTACGAGAATATGCAATTGCAGAATGTTTAGCATGATTCCAAATAGCACGAGGGTCGATAGTTGTTACATGCTCTTCTAAACTATCTTGCATACCTTTCTGTGCAGCTCCAAAGCGGCTAGGAGTTCCATTAAGCTGCTCTAACATCTTATCAAATGGAATAGCTCGTGAGCTTGCAGCATTGCGTGAGAACTGTCTGTGTGTCATGAATTCCGACCAAATTATACGAGGCACTTCAATCTCGAATGTTGTTAGGCGATTACCATTCTCGTTAATACTGTCTGCTAAAATTTTTCCTTTAATCATCAATCCTCCATGTCTTCTACAATTTGCACCAACAATAACAACCCTTCCAGAATCTCACTATCATCTAGGAAATCCTTTAGTGGTGCTCCACAACTCTCACTCTTCAATACACCCTTCTTAATACGTGTATAGAGAGCTTTCTGTTCTTTTGTTTTAAATACCATCAGTCGTCCCTGTCACTTTCTAAGTCATTCAAATATTCTTCAGATTCCTCTTCCTCTGACAAGTAATGGAAAGGATTATAACCAGATTCTAGACACACTCTAATCTTAGCAGCCATACTAATAAACTCTTGGTTGTCTGTGACAAGTTTAATATCACCTTCATCCATACGCCCGTAAATTTCACTGTGTTTGCCTAGAATTTCACCAAAATACACTTCTTTGTTAGTAATATTTTCAACGTCTTCTGCAGTTGCTAAGAAACGCCCACAAACATTTCCACCGCGAAAGCTCCATTCAAATTCGTATAAGTTTTTCATAATTCCTCCTATTCAATAACAATCCGAATACTCTTAGCTGTGAAAGAATCAACCACTCCAAAGTTTAAAGACATATATCCTTTAGAAGCATAAGCCACTTTGTCACCCACTTTAACCTCTTTTCCTGCAGCATCTTTAATTGTCATATTAATTCTCCTCAACTAATTTGCACAGTATAAACAACTCCTGCTTCCACATTTGGAAATAAAGCTTTCCAGCTATTCTCAGCTTGTACAATACTATCTGCCAATCCTTCTAGTTTATGTGGATACACTCCAAATCCTACCCAATAATAGTCTCCAGAATAATAGTTTAAACAGTCTACATTCAGCTTAGATGAATGTCCTGACATAAACTCAATAATACCATCTTCACTGATTTCTTCATGATCTTTCTCGGAAATAATGCCCTGCTCTTCCAAGAATTCTACAACTTCGCATCGACTATCAAACTCTAAACCAATACCTAAGATTGGTGTGTAATCTACTCCCATATTAATCCTCCTCAATATTCAATAATAACATCATAACCCCACCCTTGCAACAACAGCTTGAAAGCATCTTCAATCTCATACGTTGCACCTCCATAGCAGTGTACCACAACACTCACAATCGTCTATCTCTATTGTGCGTATAATTTTAACTTGGTTCATTTGTTCCCTCTAAATCGTCCTCATCAGGACAACCATCTTTATACCGTTGTTCTCTTAACTCTACAACTCTCTTCATTAAGTTCATCTTACGCTGAGCCTCATAATTTGGGCAAGCTTCGCAAGGCTGAAACTCTCGTAATAATGAACATTCGCAGCACACCATGTTATTTCTCCTTTTCCCTAGAAAACACTAAATTTCCAATACGTCTGTGCTTTGTAGCCCATTGATGCTTATTCTTATAATCATTAAAGAAGATATACTCATTACTCAACACAGGAGCCATTATAAGCGCATTCCAGAATTTCGTCAAGAACTTCTTATCATTCACTTTACGAATACCTGTACGGGTTATATAAGGGAACTGATTAGGTTTGCGAACCGTTACTAAAATCGTTTCACGATTCTTCTTAGCCCTATTAAGCACAACGTCTAAGACAGCCCTAATCGTCACAATACTTTCTCCTCTTGCTTCCTTGTAAGCTATCCACTGAAGCGTCTGAATATCTGTAGGAGATTTTATTGCATAATTTTTTATGCTAGAGGTATTAGCTGCAACAGAGCTGCATATGATAGAGAGGATTATTGCAGCTAATAAGTTTCTCATAAGATTTTCTCATTAAATCTATTAGCAATTGCCATTGCGGAGCCAATACTCAACTTCTCATTCTCTTGTAAGCAATCAAAAATATCTGCCCACTTTACTTTCTTGTTGGAGTTGATGTATTTAGTAGATTCACATCCCCTTGTTGTTTTAGCTTGTTGAAAGAGTTTATTCTCAAGCTCATCATTAATCTCTTTCAGCTTACGAAAACAATACTGAGCATTCTCTTTATCTGTTTGTAGCTGCTCATTCTCAGCTTTCAACTGAGAAATCTCCATCTGATACTGACGACAAAACTCACGCAGACATTCCAGCTCTCGTAAATGTTCTCCATTTAAACTCATAACCCCCTCCAATCAATTAAGAAGCCTCTATATTAAACACTTCCAATTCCTTTGTCAACATTTCTTTTAAATTTCTCTGGTACGTAACAATTCCATAACGTATAATCTGTGTCGTACAACTTTTGCATACGTATAATTTGTTTTCGCTTAATATTCCAAGCATCCCACACACGGAAGTCATCTGAATAGTCGTCATCCCAAGAGAATTGCTCTAAAGCTTGGATGTAGAGGGCTATTGACATGATTGTTCCCATTCTGTTAGTTTGATTAAAACACTCTGCCAAGAGAGTTTATCACAGGATTGTCCTAATTCGTATTGATACTTATCAGGGTCTTCTATTCTTTGTCTGTTGTCTAGTTTGAAAGCATATTGCAATTCACGCAGAATAAGCTTCTTAGTTTTCTCAGGAATTTCTTCAAAATGCTCTGAGAAAGCTTCTTCAAAATCTGATACAATATAAGAGCTTCTTCCTAAGCAATAACGGAAGGAACAGAACCAGAGTGTTTCTAAGTGTTTTTGTTTCATAATGCATCCTCCATTTGATATTTAGCTACGTCAGCAAGCCTTGTTAAAGCATTATACATTTCTTCTGGTGTATAACAATCAACATCTCGCAATATCCTAGACAAGTTTTCTCTAAAATACCTTAAATCAAGTCCATATTCATTTGTCATTGTCATCCTCTTTTGGCTCTGTACAATACTCGTCAAAGTATCTATCTATGTAACTTCTTTGATCTCCAAAATTTGATTCTATGACCTTCCAGACTACATCACCTAAATAGTAGCACATACAAACCGAGTATACAGAAGCTACCGCATACAAAACATACCAACCGTATTTTACAACAACTACCAATGAAAGTAAAATTACCATTACAACCGAGAACCCTATAATAAATTTCAATATGTGTTTCATAATCACCACTCCACTTTCTGTTGACTCTTCTCCCAATTCTTCATTTGTTCCTCCGTCATTTCATCTGGACAGTACTCTATCATAAGTTTATCAATTTGATATTGCAGATATTCATTCTCAGCTTCTAATTCCATATTCTTCAAACTAATCTGTAAATTCCATTCGTGGCAGATTCTAGCAGAATTCTCGTAAGCTTTGCTTTCTTCTTGGAGTTGTTCGATTTGTTTAGTTTTATTAGAAGGGAATAATTTTGCAATTTTGTCATAAAAGCTTTTATCCATATCTGAATCTTTCATTATTTCCCCTCAAATTTCTTTAACCATTTACCATATGCTCGTAAGGAACAATCTTCATCATCGTGCAATCTTACTTTGAATACATTTTTGAAATTGTAATTGTTCCAATATGTGCCTTCACGCTTATTACGTGAGATTAAATATCGTTTGTTGTCTTTCATAAATTCCTCCAAGTTCTAACAAATTCAGGCGGATTCAACCCAAGACAGTGTTGGTCTAAATATTGATTCTTTCCACAACCACAGGAGCGAGTTGCTGGAGTTGTTGGCATTTCAAGTTCAATTTCAAAAGCATTGCTGTAGACAGCTTTTGTGTAACTCCACTTGTGAATACCAATTCTACACAAGAATCTCATACACCCTCCTTACGACCAATAGAATGCGCTGGATGAAGAATGTACAATGTTCCCATAGCTTCCTTCACAGCAGCTAGACGTTCTTCATTACGTTGTTGTAGCTCTGTTAATGTTGACACAGCATACATGGAATTTGTAATTGTGTGTGCGTTGTCATCGCTTGTCATGCATTTTGTTTTGAAATAGTTTAGAATGCTCATATTAAATCCTCCCAATTAAGTTATTCAGTAGTTTACTAGGCTTCACATCCACAGAAGATGTAATAATATTCCCATTTTCAATTCGTGTCAAGATGTCTTAGCAGAAATTTGTTGTTGCAGCTTTTCCCACTTAGCTTCAAGCTGCTGGAAAGCCTCAGCACAAGCATATTGCTTCTTGTATGTACTTACAGTTTTCTCAGAAACTTGGTGACGATATGCTACGTCCATACGAGACACACCTGCTTGTAAGTCTGCTAGGATTGATTTGATTTTGTCTGGGGAATTTTGCATCTGTCTACCAAGAATTGTCCCTTGAGCTTTAGTACGTGCAAGACCTGCTGTAACACGCTCTATTGTCAAGTTACGCTCCATCTCAGCTACAGCAGCAAGCATTGTCAATACAAGCTTCCCCATAGAACTTGTCAAGTCAATCATGTCAAGTTGTAACACACGTAGCTTGATCTTGTGCTCCTTGAAGTATTCAACTGTTTGTAACACATCAGAGGCTGTACGACCAAGCCTGTCAATCATGATACACACAACAGAATCGTTCTCTTGTAACACACCGAGCATTTCCTTGAAAGCAGGACGTTCAAATGCTGGAGTAGAGCCTGACACACCGACATCTGCAAATACTTTGTCAATTGCAAAGCCAGCGTCTGCAATGAGCTTGTCTTGATTTTCAGTGGTCTGGGTTAATTTTGTACTTACTCTTGTGTAACTGTAGGTTGCCATCAAATCTCTCCGCTTAGTAATCAGTAATTGAATAATACTCTTCATCAGTAACCTTGTCAAGTCTTTGTTCAACAAAATCTAAAAGTAAATCTCTGTCATTTGAAGACACAGCTTCTTTAATAAATCCTGCAACACCCTGATCTATTATCTCAAAAGTCCTCTTTATCTCAGATTCTATAGCAAGAACCTGTCTACCTCTTCCTGTAAAAAGATGAGAGTAGTTAATTGTTTTACCATGTTTTTGCAGATTGTTTCTATGAGTTTTCAACCTCTCAGTTGGACTATTAGTTATTCCAAAACCTACAAAATCTTCCTTCTCTTCTTTATAAATATCTAAAATATAGAGATACCCATCTTTACTTGATTTATACCCTCCCATTGATGAACAAGAAGGACAAGTACAAAGCTTATTATCGAAGTTTATACTAGAATAGCTCTTGACATAATATCCATGAATATCACAGCTAAATATTATTCTGCGGATATTCTTGTGTTTCGTTACTTGGCTGACAATTCCCTCGAACTTACAATGAGTTATTCCTTTTTCACTGAAAATCTCCTCAATTTTGAATTTAATTTGCGCATCAGTATATTTAAATTTATCAGAACACCTACATGGTTTATTTGCAGATTTAGTTAAGGTTGTTTTAAATACTCCATCACATAACCCTGCTTGAACAAATTTATCATAACTACAAATTCCACAATTTAAAAACATCACCTTACCTGATCTGTGACCCTCTTTACTCAGAGGTCTATTGATCTCTGACCTTAGAATAAACGTACCATCTGGAAACTCTTTTAGAACTCCGCTATAGTCTTCTAAATTTTTTGTTTTTCTACTAGAGATAAACTCCTTTTCACAATCAATGCACATTCCTTTGTGTCTCTCAGATAGAAACGTGTGGATACTTACTGATTCTGTATACGTTCCGTGTGTGCTGCATCTAGTAGTCAGTTTAGAATCAATTCCGACACTATTATAATCGAAATCCACTAATTCTAAATGTGGAAACTCTTTTAGTTTTCGTCTAACTCTTATCTCGTATTGCTTAGGAGAGTAGTTAGCAGATTTAGAGCACCCACATGGCAATATTCCTCTTGTAAAATTACTGTAGAAAATTTCAAACTCACCATTTCCAAACATTTCAGGGTCATTTTGGCATATTTTGCAGGTAACAATAACATGCCTTTCTCGATCTGATAGTCTCAAAATCTCTAAGTTTCCTTTTATCTCGCCAACCCTATCTACTAATTTCACTCGCTTACTCTTCATTTATCACTCTCACATCACAAACATAAAAAACACCTTTGTACCAATACCCTGAGACACTTCCACCATCTTCACCATATTCAAACTTAACACCATATTGTGCAGCTTCATCAAACTTTTCTTGAGGTGTGGGTTGAATTACCTTAGTGAGGTTCTTATCTTCAATAACATCGATTCCAAAATCTTGTAACTTCTTTTTAATTTCCTCTTTACTTAAGTTACTCAGTATGTTTTTAGCTTTTTCTAGTAGATATTCATTCATTCTTCCTGCTCCGTAGTGTTTTCTTGTTCCAAGATGTAACGCTTAACAGCCTCGTTAGCAATAGCTCGATATTGATCTGCAGAGCACAAAGCGTCAGCTTGGCAATACACTTCAATCAAATCATCATCTGTCATGTTTGTTGTAGGAAACACACGTTCAGGCTCCTCTGGCTTGAAGCGATAGCGTTTCAAAGGGTTCCATGTTGGGCTATTAGCAGGACAGTCATACCAATCTTCTTCTCCAGAAACGGTATTGAATACGTCATACTGAACGACACGAGAGGGATTAGCAACCCATTGTACAATCATGTCATAATGGATGTGTTTCTTGTTGTTTGAATCTTGTTCAACTTCTACAAGCTCAAAATCATCTGGGTATTTGTCCATAGTGTAATTCCAGTCATCATAACTCTTTCCAAAAACAAGCTGGCAATTTCTGGAGTCCTCGTCATACCCTATAGCTGTTTCTTTGACTCGTACTTTGTCACCGACTTTAAATTTACCACTTGATTGTAAGTTACCCATATCACACCTCCAACACATCATAATGACGATTAACAGAATCTTGAATATACTCCTTCAAATCAGCCTTAAGAGCTTTCATTGTAGCTTCTGGAAGATGTTCTTTCACATTACGCTCGATAAGCTCTTTATTATCCAGCAAAGCCTTCTCAAGAATCTGATACGCTGAATTGCTTTCACGACTCCAAGCGTCAGGCTTCTTGAACAAGTGGAACCAATCCATTTTGTTGATGATTTGTACAATGTTGGCTTCTAAAGTTAAATCTAAACCGAAATGGAATTGTTCGTCAACTAGCTTATAAACAATGTCATAAGCTGAGTTACTGATAATACGTTTTACAGAGTCTTCATCCTTGAAGTGCATAAAGCAAGCCTGTTGGAAAGCTTCCTTAGTAATCTCCTTCTTCTCTTCCTCTGTAATGTAGTCGTCAATGTTAATTTCTAGTGTGCTCATAATTTCTTCTCCTTAGTTAAAATAGCAAGTCTACTCTCAGCAATCTCTAACGCAAAATCCTTCTCAGCAATTTTCTTTCTGTTAGCCATCACACCAATCCAAATAGCTACATCCTTCTCAGCTTCTGGTTCAGGATAATCTGAGTTCTTAATAAGTTGCAACCCTTGCCAATATGCATTGTATAGGGCTTTTAGTTCTGTGTCTTGTTGGTCTTCTTCAGTCATTTCCACCCTCCCAAGTTCCTAAATTGATTTCTATACTATCAGCCACAAGTTCTCCGTCTTCGAATACAGGATAAGCATAAATAATTATAGAATGATCTTCTGAATAACCTCTCGTAACTGTCTCAATAGAAATCTCAGCATTATACTCGCGTAATAGAGCTTTAAATTTATCTAGGAATTCATCTTTTCGTGTCATATCATTTCTCCTTTTAATTAATTAACTCAACAAAGTCTCCAGCAGTTAATTTTACTTGATAATACCCATCACTACCAGAATGTTCCCAAGCCAGCTCAAACAACTTCTTACGCTTAGGGTGATTTGTGATGCCAAGTTCTTCAAATAAATCTTGTTTGAATTCATTGTGAAGCTTGGACTTCTCTGCATAATGTTCTTTTTGTTGTTCTTTGAAACTGTCCTCATCTAAGACAGTTTCTTTTACAGTATAACTTGTAGGGGTGATTCTATCCTTTGAACTTCCGACACAAACTCCAGCTTTGTAATAATATGTTGTTTGGTGATTCTTTCTGTCTGGATAAGTTGTTGTCATTGTGGTGTAATAACTGATGTCTTTCATGATTTCTCCTTAATGTGTTGATGAAATAATCTCTGAAACAGAGTATACAGGAATTCCAATAAAATACCAAGTAGTTTTTAATATTTTTTGTTTTGGCGCAAAAGAAGATTTTGTCTTTTCACCAGTCAAATAATCTGATCGTTGGTTAAACAATACTTGTTTCTTGTGAATTAGCATTTTAGTTCTCCTCTAATTAAACTTTAGCTCGTTTCATCTTCTCAATAATGGCTTGATTAATTGTGTTTACATACAATTCAGCCATCCTCTTAGCTACTTCAATATCTGAATGAAGACAGCTACTCATATGCACTTTCAAATCACCTTTAGGATTATCATTAGAGATTACAATCACTTTATCATAATAATCTCCAACAGGGTTAATCTTTCCCTCAACTCGGAAATACTCTGGGTTCTGTGAGCATTCAATAACATCAATACGTGTCAGTATTTCTGGTGTGTACATTTAGTTCTCCTCGTTTAAGATTATCTGGATTAATAATGTCTTAATGTCTTTTATTGTCTCTGCTTTATGAATACAAGCAATTTTCAAATCTTTGTTTTCAGCTTTAATCTGTGTATTTGCAATAACCAATGCTTCTTGTAAGCTACAATCTTGCTCAAGTCGTATTTTATTAACCAAGGCTCCATCTACCTTCATAGGTTTGTACTCCATATTAATTCCCCTGTTTGTTTAACATGTAGCCATTATTACGCATTTAGAATTTGTTGTCAAGGCTTTTGTTGAAGTATTTTGTGTAGGAATTTGAGTTATATGAAATAAGCATATCTCTATTATGTATTATCAATTGTAGTGATAACTGTGAATAATAACTTGCAATTCTACAATGTGTTTGCTATAATTCTAAATGCGGGGCTTGTGAGTAGTAGAGTGGAATAGTTAGGGACGGGGATGATTGCATTAACATGCTTGATTCATTCTTTTTATCCTACCCATTTGCTACATATCTTCATTCTACATGATTGTAGTTTGGGGTAGGGGGCTTATGAGTAGCGAGTAAAAAGTTATAACAAGGATGATATGTGTTCTACTGTAAATGATACTGAGATAGATACTGTAAAGTACACTTAGTTCGTTCCACTGAAGTAATGCATGGATAAATAAGATACAGAGAGCTAGTTCCTTAATTGGGATTAGCTCTTTTCGTTTATGGAGAGAAGAAATGTGTTGACATACAAAATTAGATGAGATATTATTCATCTTGTCGTAGGGAATGTGATTAACAAATTAAGGAGAATTAAATGAAACAATTTAAAGCTGGTGATCGTGTGGTGAGAGTTGGTAGTACGGAATTTTGTGCTGACAACGATTTTATGAGAGTTGGAAATGAGTATGTGGTACGCAAGCACAACCAAGGTTGCCTGTACTTGGAGGGTAGTAATTTTGAATACAAGGATGAAGCTTTTAAACTTGCAGAAGAAAAACCAACATTCAAAGCCATGAAATTCAAAGTGACCTCTCCAGAACAATCTAAAGAGATTCAGGAAGCTTTGTTTTCTATGGGGTATGTGTGGGGGGTCAGGAGCAAAAGAAATTAAGTTTGAGAATGATACAGGTCTTTTTGTTGCTCAGGAAGATGGGAAGTTCTCAATGTACGATGATAAGTTCACTTACCCTAGTACATTAGGCGGAATAGACGCTCAAGAATACACAATCAAAACTACAAAATCCTGCGAGTTTATTCCTGTGGAAAATGAAGCTCCAGAAGAACTAGTAGAGTTAATGGGACAGAAATATTCCAAGAAAGAATTGGAGGATGCTTTGCGTAGCTTGAAGCCTGTGAATTAGGAAAACCAATTATTTAGGAAATCGTCTGAAACCTTTATTTTACTTTTGGCTTGGAAAATAGGAATTCCATTTGCCTTGGAAAACGTAATTTGAGAATTATAATGGGAGTCAGAGCTGATATTATATTGGTTATTTACAAATTATAATTGGTACAATGTAGATGGGTGCATATGTGCAACAATTTATGAATTATGATGTAAATATGCATCCACAAACTAAGGAGAAAGTATGGAGAAATTGTATTATAATGGGAAGGAAGTGGTTGCTATTACCTCTCCTAATGATATGTCAAGTTGTCAAGGTTGTGTGTTTGATGATAAGATTGTATGTGAGCTTTTATATATGGTGCAGAGTGGAAGCTATGAGAAGAAGTGGAGTTGTGTTAAGAAGGACAAGTACATTATTTATGTTAATAAGGAGAAATGGATATATGAAGAAAATTTACCAAACAAGCCATACTGTTGGCGGTGTGAGAACTAAAACTCGTGAGAGTATTTTGTGGTATGGTATTAAGAATCGTTGTTATGGTGGTAGACATAAGAGTTATGCTGGATGCTCAATGTCAGAAAATTTCCTAGATTTTCAGTATTTTGCTGAATGGTGCAACAATCAGATTGGATGGAATGACGATGGTTGGCATTTAGATAAAGACTTCTTAATAGAAGGTAATAAAATCTATGGCGAGGATACTTGCTTATTTGTACCAAGAGTTGTAAACAACATCTTCTTAGACACTCCTGGGAATAGTAGTGGACTCACAGGTGCTGTATGGATTTCTCATAGTAATAAGTACCAAGCTAGATGCAATGAGTTTGGTAAGCAATACACCTATGGATTGTACTCTACAGCAGAAGAAGCTCATAATGTGTGGGTTGAGAAGAAGAATGAGTATGTTCAGAAAGTGGCTGAAATGTATAAGGGCAGAGTCAGGGATGAAGTGTACCAGAGGCTTGTGAATTTCAGGGCAAAATAATTTAAATTTTAAAAATATTTATAAAAAATTTTAAACGCAATCTGAGCAGTTATATAATCATTTCCCCTCCCCATCAATTCCCAATTCTGCAAATGACGTTTCTTGCCAGAAAATCAACATATTTCTTTTGAACAATGTTTTATTTGCAAGTAGTTGCTGAAATGTCATGAAACGCATTTAAACACGTTTTGAGCCGTTTTATTAGCTGGACATAGGAAAGCATCGACCAACTGATTTAAATTGATTGTAGCGAGTTTTGACAAGCTAGAAATGCTCTTGATAAGCTTAAATTGATGCAATGGAAGCTAGAACGAGAAAAGCGCAAAGCGTACAAGAGTACACCCTGCGCCTATATGTGCAGAATTGAGAAGCCCTTAATAGTCAAACTTAAGAGCTACATTCCTTTGGCTCAGTCTATAAATAGAGGATGACTAGGAATGGACGTTATCAATAAAACGGATAACTAAGAAGAAATGAGATTATGGCAGCTTACAAAATTAATTGCAAGCTGATTTTAATTAGTCGCAAATAATCCCATTGAAAAATAGTCTGGGAGATACTTCTTCTAATTGAATTATAAAATTTTGCGCATAAATAGAATTTATTGCTTTCAATGCATCAAATTCATTTTTAGCCCTTACGTGTTGATGTGATTCAATATTGCTAGTTTTATGAATTAGTTTGTAGATGTATGTTTTCATTGTTTGCTTTCGGTTATACAGTAAATCACTGTAGCGATAATATAGCACGATTTTATAAAATGAGACAAGCATAAATTATTTTCGATTATTTTTAAAAATCGCTTTGCATAATTCAGAAATTCTGTAATAATGGAATCACTTGAGCAAATTAACTGAGGGTAAAGATGAAAAATCTTGTAAATCCGCACAAAGTTGGTTTTGATTCAAACTGTAAACAGATCAGGTGAAAAAATGTGCGCTTATTAGTCTGCTAAACTAATACAGGGGAAGCGAGAACCCACAAAGTAAGCTTAGTCCCAAGGGACTAGGACAAGTAATTAGATTGTATAGTGCAGCATGTGGGGAACTGTAAAATCACGTTAAAATCCCGCTATACAATTTTACGAAAGCTTGCTATAATGTTGGAAGTTCTTAGTAGTACATTATTTAAATCAATCGAAAGAAACATCATGAAAACAACTGTACACAAACAACATTTTATTGATGCATTTATGACATCAAGCAACTATTGTAATAATTTTAGTTATGAAGGCTTAGGTATTCTCTTTGATTACTTGGAGCAATTGGAAGACGATTGCGGTGAGGAACTAGAATTCGATTTAGTTGCGATAGCTTGTGAATACGCTGAGTATTCTGCTGCCAATGTCATTAACGACTACAAAATAGACATTGACGATGACGCAGAAGACGATGAAATAGTGGATACTGTACGCGAGTATTTGCAAGATAATACATCGCTTTGCGGTGAATACACTGAAGACGACGGAACAGTTATGTTTGTGTTTTGTACTTCATTCTAAGGGATAATATGCAATTACAATTTGAAATTATATTCAACCCCCTAGCTTGTCAAAAGTGGCAAGCAATTGATTCTAGTGGTAAAGTGTGGAAAAGTCACATATACAAAAAAGGCTTGATTGACTGGGTTCGAGCGCAACATGCAGGTATTAAAACTAATTAATTTTTAAGAGGGAATAAAATGGAATTAACATATAAACTCAGTGAAGATAACAAAGCAAGAATTATAGAAGGTGTTAGGCATTCTTTGGATAAACAGGGTAAACATTGGATTTGGTGCGAGTCATTAGAGCATAATTTAGCATATAAATCAGAAACATTCGAAAATGCTTTGTTATCTAGTATCGCAAGTTTGCTTTATACTATCGAGTTAAAGAACGAGCGTATAGCTGATTTACAGAAAATATCTAACTTGGCACAAGCTTTTGCCGATCAAATAAAGCCAGACTGCCAAGAAGATCAAGATTTTCTCAATTCATACCGTTAAACTAATACGAAAGAACATCATGCAAACAAACTTTACAACTATCAAAACTATTCGCAAGCAACATAAACAAGAGCAGGGCGATAAGCCTAGCAGCAAGCAAGCTTATAAGGGCAAGACATGGACACGTGACACGAATAAGCGTAATTATGAAGGGGTGATGAAATGATAGTTTTTCATAAATTTAATGGTCATGCAATAATACAAGGTAATTATTACTGGCATGATTTTAGTATTGACAGTTTAAGAGGGGTTTAAAATGAATTTATACGTGATTGATTGCGAGATTGAGCAATTAGAAAATGATTTAGACTTTATTTCTTTTAATTCCGAAGAGGATTTTATTACATACATTGATAAAATACTTCAGTTGATACAGTTGAAAGTAAAAAGAAATAATTTGCACAATTCAGAAAACTAGCGTATATTGTTATTTATGCGCTAGGGAGTGCAAATAACTTAGGAAATATCATGTTTTTACTTACCATCGTTTTACCTGTTTTTGCTGCTAGTTTTGTTACTTGGATTGTTTGCCAATGCTTTACAATTCCAAGTAATAAGATTGAGACAGTGTTGAAATTTCCAAGAGTTGAAAGCATTGCAGAATGCACAATGTGGACAAGTGGATTTTCTGCAATATTTATTGGCTATGTTTTACAATTCTAATCGAGGAAGTGCCATGTTTCTGTCATCTTTCGAAAGCTTTATTGTAATTTCACATGCTAAAATGTTATTAGCTAAACATGGTACATTGGCGACTGCTAAGTATTTGCATAAAAATAATGTTTGTATTTGTGTGGCTAAACTTTTAATTTTGGGGAAATAATTATGCTAAAATCAAAATCACAAGTTTGGAAAGCTGCGGTTAAGCTGTCAAAGAGAAAATATTGTAATTCTAAGCCTGTAGCTTTGTCTGAGTGTGGACAATACGTAACAATGCAAAGCCTGATACGCGGTAACACTTGGCAATATTCACTTAATGAATTATTAACTTTATTGAATAGGAAATAATATGTTATTCGATTTATCTACTATTGATTTAGAATTATTAAAACTTCAAAAAGAAGTTTTATTTGAAGTTATCCCAATCACAGAAGTGAGACAGAGAGAACTGCTGGATGGAGTTTTAAATTTGCTTGACTGTATCCAAGATGAGCTAGAGGGGTTTTAATTATGTTTGAATCCAACATGTTAGAAAACATGCAAGAAATGCAAGAATGGAAAAACCCATGGCGTTTGCTTGTTAGTGCAGAATTCAAGGAGTTCTTAGACTCTATGTCTACAAGCAAAAAGGTTGTTAATGTTGATTGTGAGGATGAGTTATAATGTTAAATAATATTCCAGTACGATTTTTTATCTTTGACTTTTGCGAAGATGAGCAAGAGTTCGATATAGTTGAAGTAGAAGAAGCAGAGTTTCTAAGCTTTGAGGGTGAAATATCATACGAACGAAACAATATGTTTTTAAATGGCTGTAATCAAATTTGCTTAACTAAAGGACTTCCTAAAGGGTGAGATTATGACACTAGAACAAATAAAGAAAGATAAGCGATACACTGTAGAACGCTTACCTTATGGATTTTATAGTATGTATGTAGCTTGTTTTGAAGGCAGACAAATAATGGTACATTCACCACTGGAAGACTGTAATGCTTATAATAGTGCTTGGCATTCTTGTGTAGATCATTTTAATAATCGGTTATCTGGGAGGTGATGCATAATGAAATACGCGCAAATCAGAGAATTAATTAAAACTAGTGAGTGCAAGCAAATGTTAGTTTTTGTGTATAAACCGAATCTTTCGAGTCTAGTCCACTCAATCGACAGATTAGACGAAACTTTGAATTCATGGAACAATTGGCACGAAGCGATGGAAAGTTTTCGTCAGAAAGATAGTTTCGCTAATTTCAAAGTATGTAAAAGAATTGTTATTGACGCTTTAAAATCCAATTTCGATTCTAATTTATCAGAGTATGAAATCACAGTATGTACAGCTTTTTCAGTGTGGTCTTATAATTGAGAAAGTAGCAGCAACATGCAAGAACCATTAAATAATGGCTCTTTTTGTCGTTTATTCGCTAAAATACTTGCACATTTCTTTTATTCTCGATTATAATAGAATCTCAGTAGCAGCACACAACAAACGACAAATAAGGAAATATCATGACTCAAGTTATCTCTAATAATTCTCTTGGTTTTATGGCTGTACAAAACAAATCAGGTGCTTGGTTTTGTCGCTGGGAGTATAACGATTTTTACGGTGTTAAGATGTCTAAATGGACAGCAATAGAGTATATCAAGGTTTTTGCTGATTCTACGATATCAGTAAAGCCAATAGGTAAAGATTTGTTTTGCCAATGTGTTTTTGCTAGTAGCGATAAAGCCTACAGAGTACCGTCTACAGCTAGCTGCACATCCATCGAATATCCTCTAGATGGCTTATATATAGAAGACAAGTATAACGACTCAATAGGTGTTTTTGAGTGTGCTTATTTGTGGGTAGGTGGCGAGCTTATCAATAGTGGTGGCAATGCTTACGATCAACATGTTTGCTTTAGAGATATGGCAGCTAATGATGTTATAGCTTATATCAGTAAGCGATAGATGTGGCAGCATAATCTAGTAGTATTCAAAGAGCCTTCATAGGCTCTTTTCTTTTATGTGCAGCGTACCGAATAGAGCACTATATAGAGGCTTATACAGTGCTCTATACAGTAGTTTATACAGCACTCACAATACTACTGTATAAGTGTACAGTGTCTTATGTGTTTCTCGCAACCTTGTAAGCATACCACCCGACAAACAAACAAAGTTGTATATACAAGTGACAAATTCTGTCACATTCCAAAGTATTACCAATACCACAACACCTGCACCATTCGAGTGCATAACATAGCGAAATGCTAACAACTAGCACACGCATAGCACCATTCCATACGCTACCCTACCCAGTGACACACTCATAGCAGTACACTAGCACATCACACAATACCGTTTATAATGGCTATAGCATACCTACAAGGCACGTACTCATGCTGTCCTATACGTGTGCCTAGGTGTACTGTCCAATGGGCTTGTAGAGCCTGTACCATGTGACATAAACATGTGATTAGTTCCTATTCATGCGGTTCTTCAAGGAGTGTAGATATTTTAACAACTGTTCCACGCTTGTTCCACGGGCTAGACGGGGCGTTAAACAACCCTTGCGCCTCTGCCCAATTTTGAAGATGCTTCCAACATCTCCCTCTCAGATATATTTCCAAATAGCTGAAATTGTTCTGCCAATAAATGTCACTCCATGAAAAATTTTTAGATAAAATTTGACGTTTGAAACACTCTTTGCAGATATTTTCTGTACAGAATAGCATCAGAATTGATGCAGATAGCATTATAATGTGTCTCGAATACAACAATATTTTGAAGTTTTCGTTTTTATTGCTATTGGGGAAATTATCGGGGAATATAAATAGGGATATTGCAGCCTTTTAATACAGTATAAGGAAGCAACAAAATGGGAATATTACTTGGGAATTAGACGTAAGAAAGCTCTCGAAACACTAAAATGGTGGTACTATACCATAATACTATTAAGAGAGCTTTTAAGGGTGATTTTGTAAGGATAAGACAGCTACATCAATCAGTAATTTCTACAACATAATTGTTCAAGGCTTCAATCACTTTAGGATGAACAAGTCCTTCATATTCTTTTGCTAACTGTTTTGCTAAGGCTTCTTTGTAGGTTTTGTAGACAAGGAATGCTTCTTCTGGAGTGTTGTAGTGCCCTAGTGATTTTCTAATACTTCCTTCATTTACACGTGATGAAAACTTGTTCATTGATTTGTTGAAACTTACACCGATAGGGAATTCACCCCTCGAAGTTACACTTTTAGGTAAGAAAGCATTGAGTCTAGCTGGAATAAAGAAACACGTACTTTCAGAATATTGCTTATTTCCCTTGAATACAATATCCTTATCTAGTTGATACCCTTCTACACCAAACATTACCTGATTGTGGCACCACCTAGCAAAGAACTGAAAATTCTTAAAATTTTCAGAGACTGAACACCCAATGTAACTAGGATGCCTTAATTGACATTTGCTAGAATAGCATCTTTGCAGCATACCAATCCATAGTGCATATTCCTTAGTGTTAATTCTGTCTATGCTTGCAACGTAATTACCTTTCTCATACACACCGACTCCATGCACCAACTTCATAATCCCTCCTTTAACTCTAAAATAACTCCTGCTGCAGCATATGCACTCCACGTAGGATTGTTCTCCACAAAATACTTCATTGACGTATAGTGGCTGTTGAAAGTCTCAACCTCCACACCAGCCTTCCTAAGATATTTACGTAGAATCTTCGCAGAAACACCCTCATCTCGTGAAGGCATTCTCACTTTATACTTAGAAGCCAATCCTTCCCAATATCCCATATCAAGATAGCTTGTCTTGTACAAATGTTTGTTAGATTGAATATCTAGCTGTTTCTGCTTTCGTGCTTCTTGTGCCTTAGCTAAAGCTTCTGTACGTTGCTCTGCTGTCATGTTTGTTATGAATGTCATATCCCCTCCAATGCACTATCCAATGCTTCATAAAAATCACAACCACCATTGTAATACATCACTTCAAAGCTTATTGTGTCATCATCTAAGCGATGGGCTGATGATACGCTGTATGGGTCTAGTTTTTCCTTTTCTACAAGGTACAGATTGTCTTTGTAAATGTGATAGTCTCCAAACTCTCTCAATCTTTCTAGAGCTTCTTCATAGTCGTCAGATTTACGAACCCATAAGTGATTACCAATCTGAACAAGTTCTGTATTTAGTTGATGCTTTAATAGCATAGAACCATGATATAGCTTTATCAGTTTCCCTTTATAATGCACTGTTTCACTCATTCTCTATCCCCTTCCTTATATGTGATTTTCTTAATTGCTATAAACTGATAACCAAACTGCTGCTTCATAACTGCTGCCTCCAACTCCTCACGAGAATTATGTACTCCAATCATAACCTTAGCATCTTCACTCCAATGCTTATATCGGAATAGCTCCAACCACACTGTTTTTTCTTCTGGCTGTTCTATGAGGTCAAGAGGAGAATCATAACCTACATCGTGATTCCCATAACGAGTAAATGTCTCTGGTGTAGACCCCTCTACTAAAGCTACAACAGGGAAATTTGAACTACGAGCATCAAGACACAATAATCTCACATCACGTCCATCACGAGTTTTATATTTCTTGTCTATAGAAACAGCCTTTTTAGTTTCATCTGTACTCTTACTCATATTAATACCCCCTATCTGGATTACACGTATTTGCATTTTTCTTAACAGAAGCAATTGCTTCTCCGAACGTCTTTACATTCATATCTCGAATATCATATCCACCAGATGCAAGCCAGAAATTTCCGTCTAAGTCTCGATAACCAGTTTCAACATCTCGAATACCTGTCCCATACCCTGTTTCACGATCTAATACAGTTATAGTTCCTAAGTTTGTGTGCAAAGCCCATTGATAATTTCCGTTAAGTCTACTACTCACTTCATGAAATAATGATGCATCAAAATCATCACTAATCTCTACTTCTTTGTAGCACTCTTTACCATAGTCATTAATATACTTCTCCATTAATATTCCTCCTCAATTCTATAAACATCTTTAACACAAAACAAATACCCATCACTCTTACGCTTTACAGTGTACTTGAAAGGGCTTGTATTGTCAATAGCTTGAACAATACATTCATGAGCATTTCCATCCACTGTGTATGCTATTACAGCTTCTCCTTCGTAATGTGGCTCTACGTGTTCTACTTTATTGAGCATATACACAGAAAACATAATAAACCCAATAGACGC